CCGAAGGGCAGACTATCGTGGTTGCAGGCTCTCGTTAGAGCACCCTATCTTGCAGGCTTCCGGACCTGGGGCCGGAACACAACCTGTGGGTTGTGCTCGCGCCACGAGCGGCCTTGGAATGCAACCAGGAGTCCCCATGATTGTACGGTTTCATACCGAGGAAAATAAATATTGACATATTGCCCCATGTCTATAGAGTGATGTTGTGGCGATTGGCCACGAACAACAAGGAGTAAGGAAATGTCGGTAGTCATTAAGTCGGAAGGCCAGTCCTTCGATCATTCCGCCGGTCACGTTGGTGATGTGTCTTTCGAATTCCGCGTGGAGTCGGCAAGCATGAACGGACAGGTTTTGTCCAATGATGCCATTGAATATATCATCGAGTACGGCATTAAGCAGAACCTGACTGACGCATATGCCTCGGCGAAAATCACGGCGGAAAAGAAAGGACTCGTCTTGATTGACGTGGCTCGTGATTTGTTCGCGCGTCGACTCAAGGGAATTTTGGATGGCACGCTTTCCATGCGGGACTCGGTATCGCCATTCGAGCGGATTGTGCATGAACTCGCAATGGCCGCATTCCGCAAGCAAGCCAAAATGACCTTCGCGGCGTTCGTGAAGTCGGTTGATAGCGAGGAAATTGCGCAAGCGGTTTTTGACAAGTTCGTAGCGGCCAATCGAGCCGAGTTCGAACGTGGCGCGAATGAACGGATCGAGTTGAACAAGTCGATCAAAACGACTTCTTCGATTAATGATCTTCTTCAATCCGTCAAGGCCGAGCAGCCCGTGGCAACGACTGTCATAAAGAAGAAAGGAAAGGCTGCATAGTTAGCTAACTAATGATTAGCAGGCTAATGATTTAGTTAGCCTGCTAATCATCTCCCTCGCATACTACCCAGGGTTGCAGGCTTGGGTAGGGTGGGCGGGGACTTCGACTGACCGGGGCACCCCCCTCGTAGGGGGCCACGCAGCGGCGGCGCTTGCAAAAAGTTCGAAGCGCACCAGTTGCTCGAGCCCACTCCCCCACCTGTCCTTCCTTAGGGCACTTGACATCCCCTGCGAATGGGCGCAGACTTCCAATCGGCGAGGACTCTGGGAGGTTTGTAGCTGGACCGAGCGGGATCTCGTCCTAAGCTGGGATTGAGCGGGAGCGGAGCGGAGCGGAGTAGAGGCCAATCTTTATCCTGCCCTGCTCTCCCAGTGACTGGGACAGGGAGCGAAAGCTCCAGAGGAACCCAAAGAATGGACCTTGACCTGGATGAACTGGTAGCGCAGATTGGATTGCAGCTTCCTTCCGCGAGAGGACGACGTCCACGGGAGTCCTCTGTGCCTCTGGAGGTTGGAGAACCACGGCCAATAAGGGCCGAGGACGTGGTGGGGCAGAGCTCGAAGACCCTCCCAACCTCTACCCCACCATCTCTCCAAAAACTGCGGTCCCGGCACCATCAGCTCGCGCAGCAATTGTCCTCCGGGATGACCGATTTCCAGGTCTCGGTATCCCTCGGCTACAGTTTGAGCCGAATTTCCATCCTCAAGTCGGATCCAACGTTCCGCGAGCTGCTCTCCTATTACGAGAAACAGCACGAAGCGCTGCATCTGGACGTTCAGGAGAGGTTGATCAACCTGGGTCTCGACAGTATTGAGACCCTTCAAAGCCGCCTCGACGACGATCCGGACGAGTTCAGCAATAAGGAACTCCTGGAGGTAGCGGAAATGGCCCTAGATCGGACAGGCCACGGAAAAAGTTCGACCGTATCTGTGATGCACGGCCTGGACGACGAGACTCACGCGCTTCTGATGGCCCAGCACGAGGCGCGGAAGCAAGGTCGGGTTCTAAATCTGTCCGATGGGGAGTTTATTGATGTTACAGGAGGCCAGGTTCCAGCTGAAGCTGGGAGCGAAGCGACCCCAACACATGCAAGTGCAGTCCTCGAACAAGGTCCGGACGATCTCGGCATTGCAGGACGCGAAATTCCTTACCAGCCGACCTCACTTCATCCCTCTTCCGAGACCCAAGAACGGCTCGACGATCGCGAAGGGGCTGGCGTATCAGAGAAAATGGAGCGATTGGATCAAGGTGCGCAGCTTTTGCTGTTTCCAACATCGCCTATTCGCCGGGATCGAGAGGAATGAGATTGAAATCCTGCCAGAGCAGTGGTTCATATATGCGGATGCGAATGGAGTCGGGTATGCGGAGTCGGATCTGGTGGTGGTCGTTCAACCTCTTCGGTTGGTCATGCTTTTTGAGTGTAAGCGGACGCACACCGATCGAGGTCTGGTGCAGCTGGGTCAACTCTATGGTCCGCTCTTGGAATACATTTATCCAGGATTTCGAGTTCATGGTCTTCTTGTCTGCAGAAACCTCGAGCCGGGAGTCAACCGGAAGTACCTGCTCGCAGGAGTCGACGAATGGTGGACTCGAATTGAGGATTCTCTCATTTCAGGAAGGGAAGTTCCCCTTTATTCCATATGTTGGAGAGGCTAGGGAGGAATCGGAAGGTGAGGCTGCAGCGAAATGAACCCGTCCGACACAGCACAGATTCTCTCGGCGCTTGGAATCCCGACAGGGCCAGGAATACCCTTACCTGCTGGCGCTGGGAACACTTCGATGGCACCCGCGGCGTCGATGGCGGATCCAGCGAGGGCAAATCAGATTCAGCAGCTGATAGCGGGAGCCCTGGGATCGCCGCTGCCGGAAGCAGCGCAGCTCGGGAAGACCAACAGAGTTCCTCGAGGCGGATTCCCCTCTTAGGAGTTCCCAATGCCCAGCAGCAATTGGAAAAGACCCCTAGAGCAGCAGGAGGAATTAGTCCCCCAGGGTCCTCCGATGTCTGCGGCAGTCAACCCCTTCCGAGACGCCCTGGAGCAATACCCGATCCTGCAAAAACTCGGGCTCAGCAAGATTACTACACCAAACCCCCAGGACTCAAGAAAATTGGAGTTCTGGCCACCGGGGGAGCCAGGGGATCAGGAATTCCCGAGGCCTCAGGAGTTGCCAGCGGACCGGCCTGGAGTCCAAATCCTGGACCCGTCGGTGTCCTCGGAGGATGTGGCGGCGGACGTAGTCAGTCACTACTTGGTGCACCAGGATCCCAGGCTGCAGGGTCTGTACAGCCAGTTCTCTGGAACGTTTCAGGACCCTCAACGTCGCCCTCGCCTGGAGGAAGACTACCAATGGTCACAAATCCACGAGGGGGAGAAGAGGCCATTCGAGGACTGGCTCCAATCTACGAGGGTTCCGGATTACCTCAGGGGATACCTGTTCCACCAGTGGCCTGAGAAGTCCTACTCGCAGATGTACTCGCCGGAGCAAAGGGCGATTCTGGAGCAGATGAGATCGGTTTTACAGACGAAGGAATAACTCCATGCTACCGCTTCTTGGACTTCTTGGACCACTTCTTGGAGGCCTTGGCGGTGCAGGAGCTGCAGGAGCAGCAGGAGCAGGAGCAGCAGCCGGTGCAGGTGCAGGTGCTGGAGCTGGACTCCTTGGCGGACTCGCTCCTGCTATCGGGGCTGTCAAGACTCCCTTGATGCTCGCATCACTTCTTGGGGGTCTTGGTGGCGGAGGCGGAGCTGCCCCAATGGCTCCGCCTGCCCGCCCAATGCAACAATTTGGTCAATTCTGAGAGGAGAGAGCAATGGCAGGCGAAAAAGGAGTCCTCATCTACGAAGAGGAAGAGGACATTCGGGAGACTCTAGACGAGATCGGCCAGGACGGAGAGGAAGCAGTCCTGACGCCTGGGCCTAACGGCGGCTTCATCCTGACAGGAGAGGACGCCGAGGCCTACGCGAATCACAGAGGGATTCCCCTCACGGATGTGAGTGACATCGGCACGAAGGGAGGAGAACCGGTTTTGGATTCCATCTCTCCGACCACGGCGGAACTCGGGAGCGCGGATATCACTCTGAGCTGCTATGGAACGGGGTTCCGGCCGGAGTCAGTGATCCTGTTCGCCGGGCAACCTGAGCCCATTAACTTCATCTCGAGCCTAGAGATCACGACGATTGTGAAACCCTCGCTGGCGTGGGGCGCAGTCACAGTCCCGGTGGCGGTGAAGAACGACGATCTCGTCAGTATGGCGCAGGATTTCACCTTTACGGAAGCAGCCGCACCGGGCCGGAAGGGATCGAAGCGGAGATAACCAATGGCTACGAAGGTCGCAGGAGCAGGCTTGAGAGAGTCCACGAATGTTGTGGATCTCCAGCTGACTCCGCGACAGCGGGAGCAGATAAGGAATCGGAAAGGCTTCGAAGCACTTAAGAGGCCGAGAATTTTGGCGAAGCCACTTAGTTCTGCACTCACATATGGGAAGCCGCTGACTAGATTTACTGGGGAAGATCTGGGAGCTCGTAGGGCTCCGGCGTCGTACTGGGCACCAGACTTTGCTCCAGAAGGAGGCGGCTGGGAGAAGACTTACTCGTATTATCCGAGTACGGCTCAGCGCGTCCGGACGACCTACGGGCAGAACAATCCACCACCAACAAAGTTTGAGCAGCAAAGTATGGATTTAACTCCATTGTTACAAGTGGATCATCCGGATTTCCAGCCGGTGGTTCAGCCGTTAGGACAAGAGCCGGTGATGCCAGCGTGGGGAGTCGGACTGGATCTTTCTCGAGGAGAGCGAACTCGCTGGGGAAACAATCCCATGTCGAGACAGAATCGGCAGATGGAAGAGCTGAAGGCACTTGTGAGAGGACTTGCTCCTAGTGGCTAACGCGGCGGATCTCAAAGCACGGATCGGAGCGAAGGCTGGCCTCACAGCAAAGCCTACGATCTCTGGTCCTGTGCTTGAGAATTACCAGCCGACGTGGGGAGATCGGATAGCCCAGTATATGGGCTCCCTGATGGGGAACTCGAACGCCGGAGTTGCTGACAGCACGAAGTTCTGGCGAGAGAAAATCAACCCCATCACTCCCATTATTGGAGAGCAGGAAGCCTTCAAAAGTGCAGCTGGAAAAGCCCACGCTGGAGATCTTCAGGGCGCGATAATGGAGGGAATTGGAAGCGTTCCTGGGCCCGGACATGCTGAGGCTATGTTCATCGGGCCAGCGGCCCGAAGTTGGAGCAAATCGGCAGCCAAGGAAGCGAGGCTGATGCTCAAGGCGAAGGCCGATCCGGAGGAGATCTGGAGAAGGACTCGCACGGCATTTGCCCCGGCGAGTGAAGCACCAGAGGATTGGTTCCCCTTCCAAGAAGTCTCCTCGAGGAACATGGTGATTGATCCAGACCTCGCGGCGAATATTCCAAAGATCAAAGCTAAGGCAAAGCCAGTCGAGGAGTTCATGGAACACCCGATGTTCTCGGAATATCCGGGATCGGGGAAGATTCCATTCTGGAGTGATCAGAGGCCGGGAAATGCAGGAGGACTTTACATTGCACCGTTTGGTCCGCCAAGGTCACTGAAGTCGATCACCAGTATGGCGATGAATCCGGACGAAGTTGGAGCAAGCACACTCTTCCGAGGGAAACCGACAGGATTGATTGGAGCTGATGTTCACCCAGATTTGATGTTTCCGGAACAGGTGGCAGAGCACGAGTTCCAGCACGGTGTGACGCATTTAGAGGGTTGGCCAACTGCTCTTTGGTCACATCCAGAGGCCAATAGGGGAATGATGCAGCCGGGAACTCCAGAGTGGAATCTTTTGGACGCTCTGGAAGGACAGTACGGCAGAGACAGGTATCCAGGGATGCCGAAGCCAAAGAGGCGGTCTCATGGGTTCTATGAGCACGCAGCAGATGAAACTATGTCGAGGAATTCTGAAAACCGGTTGTTCCTCACAGATGATGAGCGAGGAATGTATCCTCCGCACCTGACGCAGGATATTCCCTATAATAAGCAGATCTTGCCGAACCTTGTCCGAGAGCGGCAAGATGCACTGCTGTTGAACGCGCTGGTGGGATTGAAGCCATGAGCGAGGTTTGGGTGGTCGACCTTTCTCATCACAACACCGTGAAGAGCTTCACGAGTGCCGCTGCTGATGGCCTCGTCGGCGTGATCCATAAGGCGACCGAGGGGAGCAGCTACGAGGATTCAACTTACAAGTCGCGGGAGTCAGCGGCTCGAGGAGCTGGACTCCTTTGGTCCTCGTACCACTTTATGCGGCCCGGCGATCAGAGGCAGCATTTCGGGCATTATCTGCAGTATGCAGAGCCGAGAGAGGGGGAACGAGTTTGCTTGGATTTCGAGGATTCCTCCCTGACACTGAATGACCTCTACGTGGCGATGGACTTCCTATCGGAGACTCGGCCAGATGTTCAGCTAACGATTTACTCTGGCAATCTCCTGAAGGAACTCCTCGGGAGTAAGAACGATGAGCAATTGGCTAAAGCGAGCCTATGGGTGGCTCAGTACACAAGTGCGGCGTCTCCTAGCTGGCCCAAAGGAACCTGGCCCGTCTGGAGTCTCTGGCAGTACACCGACGGACGCAATGGCGGGACTCCGAGAGACGTTGCGGGACTTACCTCTCCCATCGACTGTAACCGGTTCAATGGAAGTAGGGAGGCCTGTGAGTCCTGGCTCGGACCCGCCACAACTCCCGAGCCAGCTCCCGAGCCAGAGCCAGAGCCCGAAGTCAAAGTTACCAAGGTCTCGTACGAAGTCCCGGAAGGGACAAAGCTCGAAATCACCGTGACTGGTGACGGAGAAGTGGAGATAAAGTGATGGGTGAGAATCTAGGATTGCAAAGCACAGCAGGAGCACAAGGCAGCCCTGTTCCCCAGAGGACTCCGGCCGACATGGAAGCCCAGCGGAACAAGATGATGATGGCACTAGCGGGAGACCGAGGCAATGCTGCTGCGGCGGGAGCCCCAGGTGCACCTCCGGCAGCACCAGCTGGTGCTCCGATGCCCGGTGGGATGCCAGCTGTTCCGACAGGGCAGCAAGCACAGGCAGGAGGCCTGTCGGCTATGGTCGGCCGTATGCCGAGACCGGCCGGAGCCGGAGCCGGAGGAGCTGGAGGCGTTCCTAACTCGAAGGGCATGGGCGGTCCGGGAGGCCGGACCACAAACATGCTCATGGGCCTGAAACAAAGGCCAATGGCGAATCCAGCGGCTGGGATCAGTGCTCCGGGAGCAGGACTCATTCCTGGATTAGCGTGATGGGACAGGTTAAGGGAAATCCCGGCACGACGAAAGCTGCGATGAATCAGTATCGGCAGAACTATGGGGGGAACAAGAATTCGACTCAGCCGATTGACTTCCAGGCCTTGGCAAATATGTTTATGAGGCCTGGACCCTCACAAGCAACCCCGGCTCCGGTGGCACCTCCAGCACCAGCGGGTCCACGGTATGAGAATGCAGCTGGAGTAATGCCCTGGGCGCTAAAATAGGAGAAAGAAATGGCGACGACGATTAGCAAACCTGGAACTGGACTCGGTGGAGCAACGCAAGAGCCGACTGTGACTGAACCTCAGCCCTCGCCGGGACCCGTCAAGGCCAAGGATAGTCCCCCGCACGATCAAGAAAGAACTCCGAGGACTGGAGTGGTTGGGGATCCGGTTGGAACCTGGCCCTCGAAGGAGGCAGTCGATCCGCATCCCCTGACACCGGAGGACACAAGACGGGCTGAGAAGCCAGCGGGCCTAGTAGCTCCCAGCCGGGAGTATGGCGCTGGGTTTTCGAAGGAGGCTCGAGAGAAACTACAGGCAAAAGCGATGGGAAGAGAATACGATCCGAATGAACCTGCGAACGTCGCGAACATTCCGACAGGTGCGGTTCCGGTTGAGACTGAGGACACGACTGGAAATCCCACCGGTGAGCAAAATCCGCCGACACCAGTCCCGGGGACCAATCCACCGACTAAGAATGTCACGGAACCCGAGAAGCCTCCAGTGGAGCCCTTGGTGAAGTCGAGTTCAACGGCAAAGGATTCGACTTCCTGATGGCGATCCTGGCTCCCGAGTTGAAGGAAGAGATCTTTGCGGAAGGACTGGCAGACCCGGTTTACTTCTGCAGAGTGATCTTGGGTGAGTGGTTCCCGAAGGCCATGCCTTGGTTTCATCGGGGACTTCTTGCGCTTTTGACTCGGGAGACGGACTTTCTTTTGAGGTTTGGGCGGGAAGAGTGGAAAGCAGAGTCGGGATTTGTCTGGGATCAATCAGGGCTAGACAAAATAATCAAGCATTTCGTCTGGCGAATGGACCCAAACGACCCAGAGGCACCAGAATTGCCCCTGTTCGTGCAGAAAGAGGGAAAAATCCTGCTTCAGGTAAGTCAAATTCAGCAGGAGATCATTCCACGCGGCTTCAGCAAGACCACCCTCTGCAATGCCGTGGTCATCCGTGCGGTTGTATACCGGCTAAAACGGTTTATTGCCTTGATCGCAGAGACTGGACCCCACGCCGCGGCACAGCTTTCCAATGTGAAGACACAACTCGGGGAGAATGAGCTTCTTATTCAGGTCTATGGGGCATTGGCACCAGACCGGCAGCATCCGAATCCCTGGCGTGAGAACGAGGCTCAGGCACTGAATGGGATCTGGATGATCGCCCGAGGCCGAGGCGGGCAGATCCGGGGTCTGAATAGGAATGCCAAGCGGCCAGACCTCATCATCGTGGACGACGTTGAGGATGAGGAGTCGGTATTGACTCCAGAACAGCGGAAGAAGACTGTTAAGTGGATCATGTCGGCTGTTAGACCGGCACTTCCTCGGAATGATCCGAATGCCTTTATCCAGATCCTCGGGACAATGCTGCACCCAGAGTGTATGTTGGTCACACTGAGCAAGGATCCGACCGTGATCACAGTGAAGTTCGGGGCGATCGACCCAGATAAGGACATGCTCTGGGCTGCGCACATGAGCCGGAAGGGGTATGATAGTCTGAGGGAATCTTACCGGAGTGTGGGTGCCCTTGCGGACTTCAGCCGGGAATTCGACTCCGCGATTTCTAATGACGAGCAGCAGATCTTCGATACTTCGAGGATTGTTTACCAGGTAAAGGGAATAAAGCAGTTCGTCGGGCGAGCAATAGCCATTGATCCAGCTATCAGCGAGGAACTCTCTGCTGACTTCTGTGCCTTCGCCGTGGTGGGGATGGAAGATACCGGGCTCATCCATGTTCTTGACTTCTACATGAAACGAGGAATGAACCCGAGGGAGCAGATTGACAAGTTCTTCGAGCTGAAGGTAATGTGGGAATGCACAGCTGCAGGAGTGGAGAGTGTTGCCTACCAGAAAGCCCTTGTTCATCTCATTAGAGAGGAAATGTTCCGGAAGGCACGGCAGTATGGAGATCACTCTTACTTCGAAGTTACGCCAATTACTCACTCGAGGGATGCGGACAAAATCACCCGAGTTCAGGGCGTCTTGGCTCCTCGGTACTCTGCCGGATACATTACTCATCAGCGTCGGTTCCCAGACCTGGAAGCCCAATTGCAAGATTGGCCGTACGGTAAGGTTGATGGACCAGATGCTGTTGCGATGGCCATCACTTTGCTTGACCCGTATGCCGGTACTGCACTCGGCTCGGACGTTCTTGGTAAGAAAATTGGAGAAGATAGCTGGAACTCAGACGAAGAATTGATCGGTGGGGACTGGAGAGTTAGAGGGATCTGATGGTAGCGAAATTTGGCGTACCTGAGAGCGAGAAGCAGCCTAAGTTCCGAGAGCCGGATAAGGGCAAGCTTCCCATCGATCTGCTGGCTCCGAACTCTCCAAGACACTCTGCCGTAAAGGATTACTTGATCCAGAGGCTCGAAGCGTCTGAACGGGCGATGGGGAAGAGGTATTCGAGATGGCGACTCAACGAACTGCAATTCCAGGCGTACATCTCTCTCGCGGAACACGAGAAGATTCTCAAGAGCGCAAAACTCTCACGGTCTATGCCGGAGATTTCAAGCCTGGTGATCCCTTACTCGTACTCGACTATCATGGCAATTGTCACGTATCTATTGCAGGTCTTTGCTGGATCAGATCCCATCTTCAAGGTGAACGCAACGAAGTCTTCCTCGATGATGGCCCAAGAGTACATGGAGCTTGCCCTCAAGCACAATACCACGCATACTCGGATGGTCCTGAAAATCTTTCAGTTCCTGTTGGACAGTCAGATCTACAATCTGGGAGTGATGCGGAACCTCTGGAGTGTGGAGGAGCGCTTTACTACAGTGCTGAAACCAGCGATGATGCCGGGGCCGATGGGAATGATGCCGGATTTCAGCCAGCCGAGAACAAGGCAGCGGGAGATGGCAGTGGTGTTCGAGGGGACAAACGTCACGAACGTTGATCCCTTTATGTTCTTCCCGGATCCTCGAGTGGCACCAGTGGAAGTGAGCCGGAAGGGGGAATTTGTCTTCTGGCGGGACTTCACCGGGAGGCACATTCTCGAGGAGCAGCAGTCAAAAGGCATGATCAAGTTCCTGGATGACGTTGGAGACCGGCCGAAGGCCTCGATGTACACCGGGGACTCAGACGTGCCGAACAGCAATCGGAACTCGGCGGTCAAGGAAGATTCCTCCAATCCGAACCGGCGACCAGACGGAGCACTGGAGGATTTCATCCAGCTAGATCAGGGATCGATCGCGATCATTCCGAGCAAACTGGGCTTGGCCGACTCTGACGTTCCTGAAAAGTGGCTCTTTACCATTGCGAACAAAAACCAGATCATTCAGGCGGAGCCCCTCGACCTCGATCATGGGAACCATCCGGTCTGTGTCACAGAGCCATATTCCATGGGCTACAGTCCGGGTGGAATGTCGATGGTGGAGATGCTGGAGCCGATTCAGGAAGGCATGTCGTGGCTGCTGAATAGCCACATCCACAATATCAGAGGCATTATCAACAATTCCTTCATCCTCGATCCCAACGCCGTGGATATGACGAGTTTCAAAGATGGAAGACCTGGAAAGCTCATTAAGCTCAAGCCATCTGCAGTGGGTCGTGATGTGCGGACAGTCATCCAGCAGCTGCAAATGTACGATGCGACCGCGCAGCACGTTACGGATATTGAAGTCCTCAGAAGGCTCGGAGATACAATTTCGGCTGTCAATGATAATCTGCGAGGAGTGCAACAAGCGGGGGGACGTAAGACTGCAACTGAGGTCAGGACGGCAACAGAAAACGGTGCTTCAAGACTGGTTATGCAGGCTCGGCTTATTTCGTCCCAGGCCATGGTGGACCAAGCGGAGCAGATGTGCATAAACATGCAGCAGCTGACGACAGAGCCATTCTTTATGAAGGTCGTGGGGCCGGAGGGAATGGACAAGCTGATGCAGATCGGGCCAGAGAACCTGATCGGGGACTTCAACTTCCCGGTTACAGATGGCACGCTGCCACTGGATAAGATCGCGATTCTTGATGTCTGGAAAGAGATCTTCCAGATCGTGGCGACGAACCCGATGCTCCAACAGCAATACGATCTGAGCCAGATTTTCGACTTCGTGGCGGAATTGAGCGGAGCACGGAACTTGGATAAATTCAAAATGGCACCTCCGATGGGGATGCCAGGGATGCCGCCAGGAATGCCTGGGGATCCGAATGCGATGCAGGGACAAGCGGAGGCTGGAAATGTCGTACCTATCTTTGGTGGGCCTGGACCCAATGGAGGAAGAGGCATTCCTGACTTTGCAGCAGGTGGAGGCGGACCTCCATCGTGAGACGGCATTTGTGTGGATTTTGCGGTGGCTGGACAAGGTGGACGGTGACCTGAAGGGTCAGATCCTGCACGGAAATTCGATGGAACAGCCTGTGGAGATCGTAAAGTGGCAGGCAAAACGGGAGCTGATCGAGTCCCTCTTCGGCGAGATCGAGAACATAAGGAACTTGGAAAATGGCAATCAAGGGATTCAGTGAAGAAATCGTACAAGCGATGGACTTTGACCCATTTGCAGAGCTTGGCTCCGATGGCGGAACCGAGAACAGAGCACCTCGGGCACCAGTCCCAGGAGCGCGGGACGGAACCGGAGGAGGGCAGCAGCCCCAACAAGTTGCGGTCCCTACCAAAGATCCAGTAACTGGGAGATTCCTGCCTGCAGGAGGGACTCCTACACAAAGGGCGAAAGCCCAAACCCTAGGGCGAGATGTCAGCCCTGACGGCGCAAGACAAGGACAGCCGAGGGAAGCCCAACGGGTACCCACTGCCCCGCCTGTGAGGCCGGACGAACCAGTAGATCCGCAAGGAGGAACTCCTCCGGCTGGGAACTCTGTGCAGGAACTGATGGAGAGGGTGAAACAGGCTGGTCCTGTTATGCCGACTACACCAGTTCAGCAAGAGCCTGGACCTGGACAGAGACCTCAACCACAATTCCCACGGTATGACTACTCGAAGCCTTGGACTGATCAGAAAGTGCAGTTGCCAGCAGAATTGCTGGATGCGATCTTTCACGAAGACCGCTCTGTGGCTGCACAGGGGATGGATGTACTCGTGAATACGATGTACAACTCTCTCGCGAATGAGATCCATACCCGGATCGCTGCCATCGTGCATCAGGTGCCTCAGGTTCTGGAAAATATGACGGACATGAGGATGGGACAGAGGCAACTGAGGGACAAGTTCTATGGGCAGTTTCCAGAACTTGCCAACCCTCAGGGGATGCAGACGGTCTACAGCATCGCGCAAAATGTGGCGGCGCTGTATCAGAACATGGGCCAGGAAGTAGATCCGATGTCTGACGACTTTGTGAACTACGTTGGAGAACAGGCCAGGCAAGTGCTTGGGATTGCTCCAGCGCCACAGAGGCAGCCTCGGAGACAGTTCCAGCCGGGTGGTGGTACTCGGAATGGTGGAGGATCGAACGGGAACCCCTTTATGGAGGCCATAGGTTTGGCCTAAGGCGAAGCGACAATGGCTATTATTGGACTGAGAGACACCTCGGGGTTCACTACAAATGGTGAACGTCCGCAGAACTGGCGGGAGACCTTGCTGCTGCTGTATCCGAACAGCGCCGAAGCGGCGAAGGCTCCTCTCACCGCCCTGACATCTCTAATGAAGGAGAAAAGCACAGACGATCCGCACTTTCACTGGTTCACAAAAACGCTCGATGATCGACGGCTTAAAGTCTCAGCCGCACTCACCGCGGGAACGCCGGGAGCAGCTGCGACTCTTACGATAGACTCGACTTACAAGCCAGCGATTATCACGTATGAGAACACTGTGCTTCTAGTGGAGCAAACCGGGGAAATGCTGTTGGTGGTTGCAGATCCGACCACGAATACAGCGATTTCCGTGACTCGTGGGTTTGCTGGGTCGACGGCAGCGGCGTGGGATCCGGCAGTTGCCGGGACTAACCCCTACGTGCTGATTATTGGTTCAAGCATGGAGGAAGGCTCAATGCCTCCGACGGGCGTGAACTTCGATCCGGCGGAATTGTACAACTATACTCAGATCTTCCGGCGGACCCTCGAAATTACCCGTACCGCAGCCAAGACTCGGCTCCGGACTGGCGATGCTGTGAAGGAAGCCAGAAGGGAGTGCCTGGAATACACCTCGGTGGACATGGAGCGGGCCTTCATTCTGGGCCGCAGATCTTTGAACACCTACAAGGGCAAGCCACAGAGGACGACTGGTGGTGTGGTCTGGCAGATCCAGCAGGCAGCACCGCAGAACATCTGGACCGTGCCGACGACTGGCCAGATCGACATGAACACCATTGAGACGAAGCTGGAGACCTTGTTCCGGTACGGCTCGTATGAAAAGATGGCGTTCGCAGGAAATGGTGCCCTGTTGGCGATCCAGCAGGTCGTGAGGAAGAACACGAACTACCAGATCTACGCGAATGAAAAAGAGTACGGGATGAAGATCACTCGACTGACCACTCCCTTTGGGGAACTGGCCATCAAGGTTCATCCCTTGTTCACGCAGAACGCCGGTGGAACGACTGCGGGTACTGCGTTTACTGCCATGAGCAACTGGATGCTCATTCTGGACATGGAGAGGGTCCGGTATCGGTATCTCACTGACTCGGACCTTGACTACCAGACCAAGCTTGAGCCGAATGGGCTGGATGGAATGCAATCTGGATACCTGGCGGAATGCGGGATCGAGATTGAGTTCGCTGAAACTTGTCACCTGTGGAAGAATCTGGTGGCAGGTATTAAGGACACACCGTAAGTTAGCGTGGGACCGTTCACATAATGTGAATGAGCCCACTTAACCTGGACTTCTGGGAGTACCCCGATGAAGTTGGAAGATTTCCACTCGATGGTTAGCTTCGAGCTGAAGCGGGGTACTTCGCAGGACGCGATGATACCAGCATACGTGAAGCAGGCGGTCAGTTTTTTAGAGCGAAATGCTCCCCTGAAGTATATGGAAGAGATGGTAATGGTGCAGCTGGAGCCTGGGGACCAGCTGGTGGACTTCGTTTGGAGCTTTAGGAACTGGAGATACCTACGGTATGATGCGGACGGAGAGTGGTGCTATCTGCAGAAGAGAGATCCGCGGGAGGAATTGACTCCGGCGGGACCAGAGGCACCGACAAGATATTCCCAGATCGGGATGAGGTATATTCGGTTTAATGCACCCTGGAGGGGAACGGTGAACCTCCCCTTGGAGGGAATTGTTTATAAATTTACTGATTGGCAAACGACGAGACCAGATTTCCGGCACTTTTTGCTGGAATTCGGTAGTGATCTGCTCCTCTACCAGACCATGTTAAGGATCGGGGTTGCGATTAAAGACCCTAGGTTGGACGCACTGTATCGGCCCGTCAGGGACGAGGCACTGAAGACATTCATGAGCATGGATACAGATGCGGAGTTTGATGGATCGACAGATGACACAATGGTCTACGGGGGCATCTACGAGTAAGCCAGGGATCTGGTATCCAGGGTACTCTTTGGATCGGAAGATGCAAGGAGTGAAATCTCATACCCATATGGTCCCTTTGGGGTTTTGTGCGCTGGCGGTTATGCAGAGAAACCGGTATTTTTCTCTCGCGATAGCGGGTCGAGAGCGGAGCTTGCAATCCGATGGTCTTTCAGCTTCTGAATAATATCAAGTTCTCACTAGCGGTCCCGATGGACCCAGGTGATCTCGAACTCGTCGTGATGGACGATGACCTTTCGGACGCAGAAAGGTACGATCCGACGAAGGTCTTGAGTCTCACCCTTGTGGGTGATGAAGAGTTGAATGACTACGAGATCGTCTATGCCGTCTCGAGGACCGGCACTACCTTCGAGGTAACCCGAGGCGAGGAGACCACAACGGCTGGGAGCTGGCCAGCAGGGACGCAGGTAATTGCGGCGCTCACGAAAGGCGTCCTCGAGGGGACGATCTCCGCGCCAACAGCGGCGGATCAGATCACCTATGAGGGAGGGAATTTCGGCACGGCTGGAACGGTCGAAGATACCCTGGATGACATGGGTGATGCCATTATCACTATGTCAGCGGATACGGACTACTACGACAGTGTGCAACAGAGAGTTGGTGGAGGCTTGTTCTCCGGCGGTGTCATCGATACTGTGAACCTCCGTTGGCAAGGTTCTGCTAAGAAATTCACCACGGCAGGGCTTGGCGTAGTTGTGAGCACCGAAGCGTCGATTGCTAAACCGACGGTCCCTCCGGACGTTGTAATCGCGCTTCGGTGCGCTGACATTACGAACTTCGGTTCGATTGTAGTGACGGCGTATAACACGGCTGTTCCGACGAGCACTATGGTCTGGAACATCGGTGCTGGAGCGATACCACAGAACAATGCGTGGCTGCTGGCCTACGGTGGAGCTGCGGATGCAGCCCTCAGTGGGAACCCTTCCGTCGATCTGCCCGATAAGATCAAGATCGACTTTAAGGACAATGGGACTGGGGTTCTCGCGGTCTCCATAAACCATGTGGACATTGTGCCGGTCAGGCAATCGTATTTGGGTAGCTTTATCCGAGTGCTCTCGGACGCGGACTTTGACAAGGTAAATACCATTGCGAAGTACGGCTTCCAAGTCTCAGCTGTTATCACGGTTGAAGCGTTGGTGGCAGGTACTCTGAATGTCGGGAAGATCTCCGACGCTAGGCTCGATGGACACCGGTTTTATCTGACGAGCCCGGCGAACTTTAAGGCCCAGGCAGCGAACCAAGTGACAGTTAAGTTGTTCCAAGGCGTTCGGGAGTCCTTCAATAAGGGATTTGAGCCTTATGGCTGGGTCTACAATAATGCCTATAACGGACCCTTGGACCTTGATGCAAACACCACGGTTAGGGAGCTAGTGAGTCTGGCGTATCCAAGTGCTGTCGGAGTGGGGAAATTCCGGAGTGCAGTCGAAGTATACCGGTTCACAGATCCCCTGTATGTGGCAGCGAATCTTGCCGATGCTACAGCGGTCCTCACGGGCGCAGATAAGAGGGCGATCAATATCGACCTTAGCGCACTCACTGTGGCGAACCTTGATACTCTCTATGCGGCGATCTTGACCTCGAGGAATTTCTACGTCACGACGCTGGATTACCAGAACGCGGACAACCTCAAGTCAGGTACTGTGGATCCGGCTCGACTCCCGATTGTCCCTGTGAATAAGGGCGGCACAGGAACCTCTGACCCTGTAGCTGCTGAGGCGTTCTTTGGGGTGGTTCCGATCGGTGTGCCACTGCCATTTGCCGGGGCGACAGCTCCAGCAGGATGGGTGCTCTGTGACGGACGGTTGCTCATCAGGACAACCTATCCTCGGCTCTTTGCGGTGATCGGGACGGTTTTCGGGAGTTCTGGGGCGACGGACTTCAGGGTGCCTGACCTGCGGGGCTTCGTAGTGGCTGGCCGGGACAACATGGGGACCGGAGCGGCAGGAAGGCTCACGGTTATTGGGAGCGCGCTTGGCACCGTGGGTGGCGAGCAGAGCCACACTTTGAGTGTAGCTGAGATGCCGTCGCACAGTCATGGAGGCGTTACCGGAAACAACAATACTGATCACGTGCATGGGATCAACCTAAACACTGGCGGAGAGAGTGCTGCCCATGCGCACCTTACACCAATGTACGGTCGCTCCGATAGTGGCAGTCCTGTTGCTGGGTCATGGGCGCAGGGTGGTAGTGCCAACTCGTACGGAAATCAGGCTACCAGTGGACAGGACACAGGGCACGTTCACAATGTCTCGGGAAACACCGGGAACAATACCACGGATCACACTCACAACATCACCGCTCAAGGCAGTGGAACGACGCACAACAATACGCAGCTGACAATGGTTCTGAACTGGATTATTAGAGCAGTATGAAACCGCTGATTGACATACAACCCGGCGAGGTGATGGGGTCTGGTGTTCTGCCAGATGCCATGAACGAAGAGACTGTAGTATGGTCCGAGCTGAACAACGTAGTGATCGAGGCAGCAGGGATTGGGAGGCCTCTGGGAGCAGTTCGGATAGAGGATGTGACGGAGGACATAACTCACATCGTTACACAGTCTATCACTGGCGTTGGCCCGCGAGCTACGGTTTCTGGAACCACCGCAGTGTGGGAGTGGACTGGAGGGGCTTCGCTGGCGTTGATAAATGTTCCCTGGACGACTGGAGGATACCCGGTACTGGAGACCTGGGGCGATTGGACCGTAGGAACCAACAACAAAGAGAAGCCACAGATCCGGAAAAAGACTGGGACTTTTGGAGATCTGGCCGGGATCAACTTCGCTCGGTGTAAGCAACTTATCAGGAAGTCTCCATATATGCTGGCGCTAAACACGGACATTGGGGTGACTGAAGTAAAGTGGTGTACAGCTAGCGATGTGGAAACCTGGCTTCCGAAGCCGGAGAACTCGGCTGGGGACTTCGTGATCCGGGATGTTGCAGGGGAGATCAAAGGTGGGTGTCCCCTAGGGGATGCGATTGCTATCTACTCGGATGAAGCGCTCACTATGGCGACATACGTTGGACTTCCGTATGTCTTCAGCCTCGTGACTACGCTCTATGGGATCGGTATCTACGGGCCTAAGAGTGTCTGTGCCTTCGCACGGAAGAACTACGGGATTGGACCACAGGGAATCTTTGTCACGGACGGTTATACGTTCGAACTCCTCGGTGATGACAACTTCAGAAAGTGGCTCAAGCGGAGTGTCGATGACTCCCTGTGGGACCAGATCACAGTGTTCCATAATGAGTTCACAGACACCGTGGAGTTTCACTTTCCAGACAAGGCAAATCCTGGCCTCTACATCACCTTGTACTGGAAGATCGACGCAAACAAGTTCACTACTGGAGATCTCCGGATAAACGCTGCCATGGAGCGGGAGGCATTCAAGTTTCCCCTCGTAGCCGTGGGCAAGAGCCTGTGCTATATGACTCGAGATGTTCCGACGTGGAACGGGATTTTGTTCAAGAGCCGAGCCCAGACGAAGTGGATGGACTGCGGGACAGTGGATAATGACAAATTCCTGGATCATGTGTTCCTGAATGGACAGATTGAGAACCTGGACCTTCAGGTAGAGATGGAAGACATGGACCAGGTTCAACGGGAAGTCTTTGCGATGCAGGACGCAGAAAGGAGGAACTTTATTCTTCAGGAGGATCACAAGATCCGGGTAACTCTGGAGGCTGATGGGGACTTCCACCTTAGTCGCCTCCGCCTTTTTGGTGACGTTGGTGCCTCTACGACATGACGACAAGGCTTCCAACACCACCAGTAGCGAATGGTTGGGCAGTTCAGCTAACGCAGGCCCTTGGATCTTGGTTCACTCATCTGACGGAGCGGTTGGGAACCTTGGAGAATAGGACGACGGATGCAGGAAGAATTCAGCTATGCCCTGTACTTAAACCGAAGATTGGAGAACTTACTTGCGATGGTCAACTTGTCAGTAGAACGGGACAACCCCAGCTCTTCAGAGCCATTGGAACGACGTTTAACACGGGAGGAGAAGCAGCAACTCAATTCAGGGTCCCAGTCCTTGCTAGCCCTAAAGCCGGATTGGAGTACAGAATTAGTACCGGTTCCTGAGCCAGTGTGGGTTCTGACAGAGGTGAATGATCTTGCCCTTGAAGATTTCGAGATCATCGATAAGGCAAGAAAGTCCGCTTGGTACGTGTTGACTCCGGAGGAGTTTGCGGACGACATACTGGCAGGGAAGTACGACATCTGGAGGATAGAGGGAATTCCTGGGTGTCACTGCATCATTATGACGAACTTCGATAACATGCCGAGGACCAGGTTTATCAATGTGCATTTCATGGCTGGGAAGACTGTGGTCCGGCATAAGAGGCAACTCCTCGAGGCGCTTGGAAGACTGATGGACAAGTGGGAATGTTCTGGAGCTATCTTCACGGCGGCGAATGAGGCATACGGGAAGAGGTTGGGTGGCCGAAGGTTGACCACTCTCTATATGTTTGAAAGGGAAGATCTCGATGGGCAGCCCGAAGGAAGTCACGAGCACTACCAAGAGTGAACCTTGGTCAGGGTCTAAGCCCTTCTTCACTGACCTCTACAAGAAGGCGGCAGACGCACTCGGCGCGACGAATAAGAGTGTCTATACAGGGGACCTCTGGGCACAGCCGACGGCTACGCAGGTCCAGGCGAACCAGCAGCTGAAGGATGCGTCAGGAGGCTGGGGAAAGACAGCGGGTGGGTGGGACTACGGGGCAGGAACCCTGCGTGGGTATGGAGACACCCTTGTCAAGAACGCCTCGGATACCAGCTGGCTGAATCCTGATACCAATCCCTTCGTGAAGCAGATGACGGATCAGGCCCTCGGAGAGTCCACGAGGAACTTCCAAAGGAATGTGCTCCCACAGATGGGAGACGCTGCGATCAAGGGAGGGGCCTACGGAGGTTCCAGACAAGGCATCATGGAGGGCCTTGCGGCTGGAGAGTTCGGCAGGGAAACGTCCGATGCTGCCACTCGGATCTATGCGGACAACTATCAGAAAGAGCGGGATCGGATGGGGCAGGCACAGCAGTTGGCAGCGACGAGTGCACCGGGGCTCTACTCCGGTGCAAACTCTCTGGAGCAGCAGAAGATCGCAGGGCAGCAATATGCCATTGATGCGCTTGGAAAAGCCGGAGCACAGGAGCAGACGTGGAACCAGCAGCAGAACCAAGAGAACCTGGATCGGTACAAGATGCAGCAAAGTTCCGTATGGGCTGGAATCCCAGAGATGCTCTCGGTCCTTACGGGTGGTGGGTTCCAGTCCAGCACCTCGACTCAGCCAAACCCAAATTACACGAGCCCGATGCAGGGAGCGATGGGTGTCGGGAGTCTGCTGACAGGGTTGGCTGATGTGTTCCAGCCTAAGGGCGGCTACAAACTCTTTGCTTAGGTGATTATGATGGCCAGTTGGGCTGAGCACCAGAAAAGAATTTTCGGCGGCGAGAGTGGCGGAGACTACGACGCACTCTTTAGGTACTCGAATAGGCCGGGAGGTCGGTTCGCTGGGACGAAGCTGACCGACATGACCGTGAACGAGGCGATTGCATTTGCCAATCCTCGAGGAGAGTATGCTCGGTACGTGGCGGCCAACAACAAGGGGACTGTTGCCTCGCCGATGGGTGCCTATCAAATCGTCGGGAGCACGCTGGCGAAGGCCAAGGACTGGGCTGGACTCACTGGCGAAGAGAGGATGACGCCAGACATTCAAGACCGGCTTGGGAAGGCAGTTCTAGCGAACCAGGGAACCGGTGCCTGGAAGGGCTACGGCAAGGGTGGAGGTGGCAAATCAGCCATCTCGAAATCCTCTGATGATGGCTCCGTTCAGGTGGCCTCGCTTGACTCTGACCCCCTGATGGCGGAAATTGCGCTTCGGGGACAGGAGCTGAATCGGCATGGAGAGCCTAAGAGCAAGCTCGCGAAGACCTCGGAGCTGCTCGCAGATGATGCCGCACTTATGGGACACTCTGGAAGGCCGATGCCCACAGCACCAAGACTGCAGATCCCGATGCCGACAACGCAGATAGATACTCCGCTCTTCCATAAGCCTGAACCGGCGTCAATGCAGGTGTCGAGTATATTGCCCTTTGCAGATGCGATGGATCGCTGGGGACAGGAACATCTACCAACTCTTTTCGGAAAGCCTCAGCAAGGTCCGCCTATTGAGGCTAGGCCACCGCTTCCGAAGCCAGTTATCGTGGACGATCAGGGAGAATATCCGGACGTTCCTGCGCAGGACTGGTCTACAGTAAAAGACCCCAGACAGAATTTCTTTGTTCCGGACAAGAATGAACATAATTTTAGCTGGAATGCAATTCTCAATGCCTGGAATCAGGCAAGCATGGGAGCAGCTCCGCCTATGGAGCTAGGGCAAAAAGCAGGGCAATGGGTAGCGGATAAGTTTCTTAACTACTTCTGGCTGCCAGAAAATGAAGGGGCGAAGCGAGAAGCAGCTGCCGGTGGAGGCACGGTTCAGGACCAGACGAAAGCTCCAATCCTGACCGATGAACAGCTCTTTGGCGGAGTCAAGGAGAAGCCAGGATCTGGAGGAAGTGCAACGAGCACCTTCTCGAGCATTGACGCTGGGACTACGTTCATTCCGAAGGAGCCGCCGAAGTTCGATCCGCAGCCGTATCCGACACCGCCGGAGCCTGGAGACGTTCCGGATAAGCCAATGGTAGCGGATCTGGATTGGGGACCCTATCTGAAGAAGATGGAGGAGTACAGGCCAGAGGACCTCGATCGACAGTCGTATATGAAAGAACGACTGCTGGGGAACCTGTCCCGTGCCTTGGCTGCTGGCGCTGGTGGATCTGGCTGGAGCGGTTGGGGTGGAGCTGTCGCTCGAGCTGGTGGTGGCTTTGGCACCGCGCAGGCGGACACGACGGATCAATGGCTCACGGATGAGCAGCAGAGAGAGGAAGCACAGCGGCAGTGGGGTCTTGGTCAGATCGACCTCGAGATGAAGCTGGCACAGCGGAGTCAAGACATAAAGAACCAGAATGCTGGCATCGGCTACGAGAACCAGCTGGCAGACTACACCCAGCAAGAACAGTACAAGAAGGATGTCTACAACGTAGACGCCAAGAACATCGAGGCCATTAATGCCGCGAATCAGCAGAACGCCAAGGATTACTACGACTGGCAGAACACTGTTGGGCAGTTGACGCAGACCACGGTGCAGAATGTCACTGACAAAGAGATCGTCCTGAAGAAGGTGAACCCGGAAGGGAAGACCACCTTCGAGGTGCATCGGTTCGATTCTCCATACCAAGACATGCTCTCCAAAGATTATCTCGAGACCCTAAAGAGGGTCGAGGAACAGTTCCCGAACTCACCGACGGCCTACCAGCTGAAGTATGCCCCATTTATACAGCAGAAGAACACCTGGGGCATACAGGCAGTGATGGCGGAGGAGATGATCAGGAATGGAGCTGCAGCACAGCTGTTGCCGAACTTCGAGGATCTGCAAAAGCAAGCGACAGACATCATGACGAAACAGGGGTTCGATGCGTCGATGACAGGATACGCGGACAAGTTCAGCCAGACCTTGGCCACACTGCTTGCACCGAATCTGAACATCCACGATCCGAACTTCCTCCAGCAGGCGGCAGGGATGAATACAGTTGGAGCGGCCTTGTTGCTGGGTGGGATAGCACCGCCAGCAGGGGCTCCAGCTGCTCCCTCTCCCAATGCGGGACACCAGTAAATGGCGACGACATCTGACAACTATGTCAATTACCTAGCCCAGAGTGCAGCTTGGGCCATACCGGAGCTCTTCGGTATTGACGCTCCATCTGCGGTGCAAGAGTGGCGAGCGGACAATCCGGTTGGAGGCTTCGCGAGTAGCTTTGCCGGGAGTACCGTTCCCTATATCGGGTGGTACAAGTGGGGCAGCCGAGCCCTTAAGATGGAGAAGATACTCGCTGGGCTGGCAGAGAGCAAGAAGCTTGGCACTGTTGGAGGTATGGCCGCGGCTGAGGCAGTCCGGTTCATGCCCTTGGAGGCAGGACGGATCTTCGGGAACCAGGCATTCGGATCCCATGGCCTAGGGGAAATGGTCTCGAGTGCTGCTATCAATACGGCGCTGGCTGGTGCAGCAGGCGGTCTTGGTGGCATTGTCAAGACGATGGGGACGAGGAAGAAGCTCCCAGAGGAGATCATCCCAGGAGTCAATAGTGTCGATCCTCCGCAGCTGCAACTCCGGGGTATCCAGACAGACTTTGCCACTATTCCACCTGCGGACCAACCTGCTGCCTACGGCCGGATGGACAACCTTCGAGTGGCAGTCCGGAGTGAGGATGCTCCCTACGAACACATTGGGGTGATGTCAGGCAGGGATGGGAATATGCTTCCAGAGCGGAAGCGGGCGGAGCTGAACCGGATCTTCGATACCAGGCGATTGAACAAGGGAGATGTTCGGGCGAGGAAGTTCCTGGCAGATCCGAAGCACTTCAAAGATGATGTCAGCTGGATGAACAAGCTGGGTGAGTTCGGAGTTGCACCGGGAGGAAAGTTCGAGGATGCAGTGCAGTTTCCGAGGTTCGTGCAGGGTGTCAATCCGGCAGGACAGCTACGAGCGAGGACTCTGTTCGATGACTATCTGCAGCGGATAGACACAGACACCTACATGGGAAGAGAGGCTGACGATGGACTCTTCGTGATAGCGAAGAGGAGTCAGAAAGAGCCAGACGATTGGCTCCTCTTTAAGACAGACCAGCCGGACCTCTTCAACCAAGGAAGTGCTCAGTTCGGAAGCGTGGTAGTAAATGAGAACGCTTGGGCTAGACAGGATCCGAATCTCTACCGGTCTGGCGGAGCCATCGACGATGCCTTCAATGACCTGCGGCAGAGGATGCCACTGCAGAACTACCGGTTCGGCCTGAAGACCAGCGCGGATGGAATGTCCCTCTCGAAGGCTGGAAGCTGGACCTTCGACAAGGCATCAGACCTCATGGGATTCTCGGGGGTCAGGAAGACCCTGGCAGACAGTGAGGCAGTTGCCTCCGTAAAGCGCTTCTTTAACCAGCACTTCACACCGGGGATGTACCAGTTCAAGGGTCGAGTCAGGGCGAACTACATCGATGGGATGATGAGGGCAGGAGTGGACATGGGTAAGGCCCATGCCAATAAGTTGCTCTACGGAGAGGCCAAGCTCGATCCTGGAAAGGGACTTATCTGGCAGACTCAGACCTATGCCAATAAGAAGGCTGGCGGGGTCATGGACAAGATCCTCTACGACTTGAAGGACGAGGAGGTCAAGCAGATCTGGGACGCATGGAGGAACGAGGTCTCGCAGAAGAATCTACCATTGCTGAAGACCCAGGGCAAGCTGACCGACAAGGCCTTCGAGGTGGCGAATGAGATGCACACCATTGCGAGGCAGCTGGATCTGGACTCAGTAGCCCAGAAGCACAAGTACGGTGGTGGGGCATTCCGGCCTCGAGACGATCACATGATGATCGCGAAGCAGTGGAACGGGGATCAGCTCCTGGAGATCCGAGACAAGCGGAACGCTCTAGTGGGTCTGGCATCAGGAGACTCGGCGAAGCAGGTCGAGAACGAGGCAGCAAGGATTATCAAAGAGGGACCACCAGGAGACGGCTGGCGGACCGGAGCATCATTTCGGTACAGCAGTGGAGCGAACCTCCCGCCTGACGTGAAAGCGGTTCGGGATCAGGGTATTCCAGGGCACTTCCTCGGTGGAACTCGGGTAAGAGGACACCGGTGGAGCACGGACGATCAGCCCTGGACACGGAAGGAGATGGCCGAGGAATTTGCCTCAGCTGTCCATGCTCGGGCACAGCAGCAGGTCTCGATGACCCTGGACAATACAATGGCCTCGGACATGGACAAGCTCTCCATGGACGACATCGACGCCTTCGGAAACATCGCGACGAGGATGGCGGATCTTCGAGGTGAGCAACGGCCAATGGCCAAGTGGCTCAATCAGCAAGCGGATACCATTCTTGCGCCGCTGCTGGGTCGGAACTCGGCGAACAAGATCGTCGAGGTCACGAACAAAGCGATGTGGCACTTGGAGTTGGGAGGCCTCCGGATAGGGTACACCCTCCTGAATGCGATCACTCCGATCCAGACGGTGCTCCCGCATGTGGCCATGTTGCTGAATGCAGATCAGGCCATGCTTGGGGACTACTACACTCACTTCGCAGCAATGGGAACCAAGGGTCCAGTGGGGACCGTTGGGTTCCTGAGCCCATGGAAGGTGATGAAAGAAACCCTCAAGGCGATGAGGAGTCCAGACCAGCAGGAGTTCGAGCTCTACAACTGGGCTATGAACAATGGTGTCATCAGTCCGAGAATTGTGGAGGAGTTCATCGGTGGAAATGCCACAGCCATACAGCGCTTGGGCGCAAGTCTCAAGAGTCCTGGAAGTTTCGGAGAGAAGTTCATTCCATTCTTGGGGCAGCTTTCGGAATTTCTTCCATCTTCCTCTGAAAAGTTCTCCCGTGGGTTCAGTTTTATGGCTGGAATCAAGACGGGACGGCTTATGGGTATCACTGACACCGGAGACCTTGCACAGTTCGCCAAGCGGTTTACCGAGCGGACGAATTACCTCTACGGGCAGGCAGACAGGGCTGGGATAATGACGGGACCAGTTGGTGGAACCCTGGGCCTCTTCAAGAACTGGATGATGCACTACATCGGGAACATGGCGGAGTACGCTGGGGAGGGAATGTACAGGAACAACTGGACTCCGCTCTTGTGGCAGACGGCGACGACATTCGGGATCGGTGGCTTCGCAGCGACTCCCCTCTATCCGATTGCTCAGACGTTCAATGACTGGGCCTCGGACAAGCCACTCATGGAGAACATGTACGAGGCGATGGGCACGGAGGCAGCGGATGACTTCCTCTATGGGCTACCGGCAACCGTGGGATACTCCCTCACCTCCCAAGCGTCCTCCCCGTTCTCGAACCCGACTCGTGACGCCACGATGTTCTTCTCGATTGTCCACGCTGACCGGATGAAGTACTTCGCGCAGGCTGCTGGAGCTGCGTGGGACAATTGGCAGCTGACAGGGCAGCATCCAGGAGAGTCAGAGGAAGTCACAAGGGCTCTCAGCAGGGCAGTGCTCCCAAAGGCAATCTACAAGACCATCGACGCGATGATGAATGACACAGTGGAGTCGTGGAGCACAGGGTATCCAGTGACGGGGAAGAAAGAGTCTCTGCTGGATCGGAGCATGATGGCGATTGGATTCACCCCTGTGGATATCGAGCGAACCTACGCGGCGACAGACATCCTCTACAAGGACGCCCAATACCGGAGGGCGATGGTAGCAGCAGCTGGGAAAGCATACCTAGAGGCACAAAAGGCCGGAGACTCTAGGGCGATGTTCGAGGTCATTCAGGGAGCCAAGAACGCAGGGTTGAGTCTGAGCTCGGTCTTCAAGAGTGCCGCTACGAGGAACCGCTCCGGACGGCAGGACATGATCGATCGGACCTTCTCGCCAATGGCGAAGCAACGGGTCAAGGCGATGCTGTTGGGGGATTGAGTGGGAGTGGGACTATTCACATAATGTGACCGTGGGATTTCATTCTGTGATTATGGGAGACGAGGATGCCAAGCAAAACCCTGAAACAGCGCCGGTTCATGTCGGCAGCAGCTCACAACCCGGAGTTCGCAGCCAAGGCAGGGATCCCTCAGGAGGTAGCCAAGGAGTTCCACAACAAGGACAAGGGCAAGTATGGCCACAAAGGGAAGCCAGCCCTCAGCAAGAAGAAGGCGCGTTGAAATGGCTCGGTGCGGTCAAAGGGCTTTCTCTAGGCAATGTTTTAGTCATTGCCTTGCTTGCTGTGATCGCCGTTCCTGTGTATGTCATCTACCGGGCACTTGGCGACGAGAAGATTATGAATCGGCTACTGAGCAGGTATGAGGAACTAGATGCTCGTAAGACTGGTTGTACGCTTCGTCACGTACAGGAACGTGGGGGACCTGATCTATGGGGTGTCAGTGCTGGCTTTTCTTTTACTGGTACTGACCGTTGGTTCATTAATGTAGTGATGGATCACAATCCAAGCGAAGAGGAGATGATAAGTTATTGCGAAGCTCTCAAGCTCATTGCGGATCGGATGCTTGATCGTGGCAATGGTCATCCCGACACAGGCAGAGACACCGAAATTCAGCGCGGACCAATGCCGGGTACTGAAACAGACGGGCGTGGATACTAGAGGTATTTGTCCGCAGGCGAAGAAGAAATGAGGTCAAGTTGGATCCTAGTGGCGATTATACTTACCGGCTGCAAGACCAGCACAGCGACGGTGGAGTTCGATGAATATCAGTGTAGATATCTGCGGCAGCGCGATGTCAACACGTCGCAGCTCTGCAAGCGCTCACCTAACAGCAGTGCTGCAAGCAATGAGGGAGCCAGCGGTGTCGATCAGGGATCGAATGCGCCGAGCAAAGCAAGCTCGCCGGGACCGGCTGGTCCAGCAGGCAATCCAGGTCGGCCAGGCACTCCAACGCCTCCGGGAGGCCCAGGGAGCGGATCGGGTTCGGGCGGTGGTAGACCTCCTGGCAGCGGAGGCAGCTCTGGCGGAGGCGGTGGCAGTCCTGGAGGCGGAGGCGAAGAAGTGAACGTGGATCCGCCAGATCGTATGGGAGACCACACGAACTATCCGAATAGACCCTCGGACTGTTGCGAGCCGAAGAACCCATAAAGGAGAAAGGAAATGATACTCGCTCTGATTAATCTCATCATCTACCTCATTGTACTCGGCCTCCTGTATTGGCTTGTCCTGTATGTAGTCGATGCCATTCCGATCCCTGACCCACCGAACAGGATCATCAAGATCCTCCTGATGGTGATAATGGTGATCATCGTCATTGTACTGTTGCTTAATCTGCTGGGGAGCGGCACTGGTATCAACCTGCCGAAGCTTGGATGAGTGAAGTCCTCTTTGGGACTGCGTCTATTGAGAAGGTGGCTGTGGTTACAGCCCCTCTCATGCAGGTCTCTGTGGCCGAGGCGACAGTTCAGCAGGTAGTGTCCTTTGCGTTCGAGAACCAGAGGATAATGCTTGGTGACATCGGGGTTCCAGGACCAAGGGGTCCGACAGGACTTCCCGGTCAAGATGGACTCACAGGCCCAAAGGGAGACAAAGGCGACAAGGGAGATAAGGGCGACACTGGAGCACAAGGTCCGAAGGGTGACGTTGGACCGCAGGGCTCCATCGGTCTTACTGGGCCACAAGGTCCACAGGGACCAAAGGGTGATAAGGGTGACGAAGGCGATCAGGGTCCAGTAGGTGCTGACTCTACCGTGCCGGGGCCGCAGGGACCACAAGGCGTTCAGGGACCACAAGGTGATCCAGGAGTACAGGGTGCACAGGGACCCAAGGGTGATCCGGGAGCACTGGGACCACAGGGTCCAAAGGGCGATCAGGGAGACACTGGACCACAGGGTCCACAAGGTATCAAGGGTGACACCGGAGCGCAAGGTCCACAGGGAACTATAGGACCACAGGGTCCACAGGGACCGCAGGGACCAATCGGTCCGACTGGACCCACTGGGACTGCCAGCATGATCGTCTCGGATACGCCACCTGCTAGCCCGCTTCCAGGGCAGCAGTGGTTCGAGTCCGACACCGGCAATACTTTCCTCTGGTACACGGACGCAGACAGCAGTCAGTGGGTGCAACAGTCTAATGCCGGTACACCTGGCTCCAGTGGCGATGCAGGTGTCGTGCAGATGTTCGCCTGTGCAGCGCCACCAGCGGGCTGGCTCAAGGCCAATGGTGCATTGGTGAGTCGCACGACGTACTCTAACCTGTTCGCAGCCATTGGTGTTGTCTGGGGCGCAGGAGACGGCTCTACGACCTTCGCTCTGCCCGATCTCCGTGGTGAGTTCATCCGTGTCTGGGACGACTCCAGAGGCATCGATGCTGGTCGTACCTTCGGCTCAGCACAGGTTGGGGATCTAGCTCCGCACACTCACACGTTCACCGGCACAGCTCTGGGCACGCACGATCACACTGTGGGCAACAACAGCGCCAACCACACGCACAGCTTCTCCGATGCGTCGTCGGCGACCGGCACCGCCAGTGCCAACCACAATCACACTATCCCGGTCTACGGCGGACAGAACGCCAACACTGGCCACGTCAATGCTTCGGGTGATAGCACTCTGATTCATGGTGGTGTCCCAGACGAAGCACAGAGTGGTGCTGCACACACGCACACTGTCGCCGTCTCCGGCACGACAGGAGCGAACTCTGTAGCTCACACCCACGACGTTGTTGCGAACAGCGCTGGAACACCGGCAGGTACAATTGGTTCCTTTGGTGGCACGGAGACACGGCCGAGAAACGTGGCTCTACTTGCCTGCGTTAAATATTGAGGCTCACCATGATCGTATATCATTTCCATCCAGAGACCGGTGCGTTCTTGAATACCTCGTCCGAAGCGGATCCGAGTCCGCTCGAGCCAGGAGTGTTCCTAATCCCAGCTAACGCCACGGCGAAGTTACCTCCGTCACCGGCGAACCCAAAGAAGCAGCAGGCAGTGTTCCGGGATGACACATGGAGCATCGAAGATATCCCAGTGCCACCGGCACTTAAGACAAACATGGAAGGGGCTCCCGTGGGTATGTGGCCTCGCCTTGGTATTAAAGAAGCTTTGAAAGGTGGTGTGACATGAGCCTGAACGTTGTAACTGCAGCGAGTGATCCGGCCTTCTACACAAGGGTCAGCTATCTCGCATTGAAGGTGGCGCAGATGATTGCCTCGGAGGAGGATACTCATCCCAACCATGCTAACCGCGTGAGCTACTCTAATCGGGTCTTCCGAGGCGATGACAACGCCATCCTTCTGGCCCAGCACGTCGCCACAAATGCAGCCATCTCAGCTGCCCTCGAGAGTGGTGGACCCGAGGCACCGACAGACGCTGACATCGAGTTCACCTTGACATCGATCTGGGACGCACGGGCTAATGCCTTTGCGCCCCTGCCAGCAGGTTCGGTTGCAATCTAAGAGGTTCTGCCGTGGCCTTCAACTTCCCTAATGCACCAACTGATGGCACCACCTTCACTCCTGCTGGTGGGCCAACCTATACATTCTCCAATGGCGTCTGGAAGCTAACAGGCGGTAGTTCCGCTTCCTTTATTGTGATCTCGGACACGCCTCCGACAGTACCATTCCCGGGCCAGATGTGGTTCAAGAGTGATACTGGAGGTTTGTTCTTCTGGTACGTGGATTTGAACTCGAGCCAATGGGTGCAGATTAACTTCACGCCTACTCCTGTACTGCCGATGCTAAGCAATATCGTTCAGACAGTTATCACTACGTCAGGGCCCTACACCAAGCCGCTGGGATTGAAGTTCATTCAGATTATCTGCTACGGCGGTGGAGGAGCAGGCGGTGGCTCACCTGCCACTGCAGCAGGGCAAGGCTCTGTTGGCGGTACTGGAACCAGCGGCTCCAAGGCGTCGTCGATACTGGCGGCATCAGCGCTCGGGGCTTCCGAGACGATGACGATCGGTGCCGGTGGCGCTGGCGTTTCAGGGGCTGCAGGCAACGCCGGACAGCCAACATCATTTGGAAGCCTTGTTGTAGCGGTAGGTGGCAACCCTGGAGGTTCTCTGGGCGCCAACGCAGCTGCACGCTCAGCGGGGTCAGGTTCTACGGCGCAGGCAACCGCTGGGCAGATACTTGGCTGGACCATGCGTGGACAGACATCATTTCAGGTTGCGGCGGGAGCAGCAGCTGGCAGCATGGCTGGTAACGGTGGTGAAACCGATCTGGGAGGGGGAGGCCAGGGTTCAGCGGCTGGAGCCGGAGGAGCCGGAGCACCCAACACAGGAGGTGGCGGTGGAGGCACTGTCAATGCAGCCTCGTTGGCAGCAGTTACCGGTGGCGCTGGTGGTTCTGGGGTCATCATTTTGAGGGAGTATTTCTGATGGCCTATGATTTTCCCAATGCGCCCTCTGTCGGCACCATCTTTGCTCCTCCCGGCGGGCCGATATGGCAGTGGACCGGCACTGTATGGGCCATTTCGTCACCAGCTGGGATCCCAGAAGCACCTACCGATGGGCTCCTCTACGGTCGGCAGAATGGGCTGTGGGCGAACATCCTCAACAACATTGTCCAGACGATCATTAGCACGCCGGGAGCTGGGGTCTATTCGAAGCCTGCAGGGCTGAAGTTCCTCGATGTCATTCTTATTGGTGGTGGTGGAGGTTCCTCTCGGGGTGGCATCTCGGCCGCGGGCACGGCATCAGCTGGAGGCGGCGGCGGAGGAGCCGGTGTCTGCTTCAAGCTCTACAAGGCATCCGATCTTGCAGCGACAGAAGCCTACGTGATCGGCGCTGGCGGTACGTCACCGGGCGGTACCGGAGGGGATGGCGGTGCCAGCACATTCAAAGGGCTGACAGCGGGAGGTGGCGGAGGCGGTGGCGCACTGATGACGGCGACGGCAGCGCTTGGTACAGGTTCGACGCGCGGTGCAGGAGCTTCTGCCACTGGTGGCGACCTCAATTTGGATGGCCAGCATGGTGGACAAGGCTGGGCTAATCCACATGGGCGAGTTGCCACAGCGATCGGTGGCTTTGGTGGTAGCAATTGCCTTGCCCAGGGTCTTACACCTGGCCTTACAGCAACACTGCTCAGTGGTGGAGATGGCAGGTTCCCCGGAGCTGGAGCTTATGGCGGAGCCGGAGCTGGCACGGGCGGTGCTACTGCTGGTACTGGCGGTATCGGCGGCAATGGCGGCCTCATTCTCAAGGAGTACTATTGATGGCAACAGATACCATCCTCTACCGCAAGGGCTCAACTTTCGAATATCAAGGAGTCCTACAGGATGCCTCTGGAGCCCCAATGCCCATCGAGGCCTCTCTGGTGCTCAAGATCTACGAGACCTTCGGAGCCGGGATGCAGGATTTAGCTATATCGGTGATCGACGGACCTTCAGGGACATTCAAGGTCTCCCTAAGTGAGGAAGAATCGAAGAAGCTCCCTGAGGGGAGATCTTCCTGGTTCAAGATCCTCTTCGACTACGAGGACACCACGAAGAAGGTGGTCTTTCCTCCGCTGTGGATCAATGTACAGTAGTCATTGTAGGAAGCTGGAGATCTTGGGCAGGGGCGTGAAGGCAGATCCTTCAGCACCGTCCATGTCCTCCGAGCGGAGGTACTTCGACTTCACCGCCGTGTTTAGAATATGGACGATCCTGTCTGAGGGAACTCTGGTTGAGAGGTACCTCCAAAGCATGTCCCTGGGAATGGGCTTCTTGTACTTCGTGTGCAGCTGGTAGGCAAAGGTATGAAGTTCATCAAGCAGGTCCGAGTCAGACCTCCCAACCATCGCAGCAAAAACATCCGGCATCGTCGACTCGGCCTCATGCATCCACTCCACTGCGCGCTGAATGTCCCGCACGGTCATGCGGAGAGAGTTTCCATAGGAAGCACTCGAGATCAGGCAAAGCTTCAGCAGGATCTGCCTTCGTCTTCTGTTGTAATGCTGCAGTTTCGTGTGACTGGGTATTGGCCTGATCCCTGCAAGGTTGTGTTCCTCGATCAGAACCTCGGCTTCCGGGGTGAACTCCATCACACCAGCGAGTTCCGTGAGACGGGTCATATCTGCAGAGAGCCCATCACGGAGGTGAGCCATATGCCGTTCAGCGTTCTTATCCACTATGCTCTTTGACGCGATCCTCCGGACATCAGGCATCACCTCAGAGTAAATCAGGATAAAGCGAGCCATGAAACCCTGGTCCCACGCCGTCGGGGGCAACGTGGCGACCAGGGTTCCCGGCTGGGCACCGGCAAGAAGGGTTACTACCGGGCCAACTATGATTTCAGTTTTTCCCCGAGATCTCTTACTCTCCTTGAACTCTGGAGGACCATCCCAGAGCTTAGTGAGCGATGCCATAAAGCCTTGGTCCATCTGAGAGAGCAGCGTCGAGAACTCGCCAGCAGCAATGAGAATCGACCTGTATTCATCCATTCGCTCGGGACTTCGCTGGGCAAACTTCTTCGGCGAGTTCTCGAACTCATCGAGCAAGCCCGCCTTAGTCATGTCATCTCCGGAGACCTTGAGTGCCCTGTTGGGATCCCCTGGATTCACGGATCGCCAGAGCTCTCTGACGGGGTCAATTGCCTGACTTTTCCCGACGCCTGGCGGAGCCACAAGCATGACGTAGAGGTTCGGATATACCTCACCAAGGTCATTCTCCATCAGAACCCGCCGTTCAAGTGCCCCACCCACGGCAGTTATTGCAGCCCATTTTCTGAAAACTCTCGGGCTCCCCTTTTGATCGGTGTATTCAAGAAATGACTCTATCCAGTCCGGTAGCATCCGGTTTTGAGTTCCGGACTCTGCCATCAGTTCCAATGCCTTTCCATGGGATAAGTCCATCAGCATTTTTCTTATCCACTTTCTGAGGACACCAGTTCCAGCCGCATTCGACATCCGCAGGAATTTCTACGGTCTCATCGCTGTAATGTAGAGGTATCTTCAGAAGTTCTAGTACCCGAAGGACAATCTTCTCCGATTTCTCCGAGTCTGGATCATCTGGTAGCTGAAAGACAATGTTGTCATGGACCTGTAGCAGGAGTTCCAGGGGACCCTTAGAAGGTCCCCAGGCATCCAATTCATACCAGACTCTCCATAGGCCCAAGTTCAGGAGGTCTCCCACAGTCGATTGTGGGTCAAAAGCAATAGCCTTCCTTAGAGTGGAATCATCGTCCGGCCGACCGAAGAAGTGCCGCTGACGACCGAGGGCAGTGGTCACATAGTAGTCCATCTGCAGCCGGTTCGCCTGCATCATATGATAGGATTTGATCCCCTTGAAGCGACGGAAGTATTTTAGCTGAAACGTCGCTACAGACTCCTTGTCGATCTTGGTCTGCTTGGCCATGTGAGGAGGCTTACCGAAATAGTTCGATCCATGGCCAAGGCGCTTCGAGGTGTCACGGTAGGAGAGGGCATGGTAGAATGGACTCTCCGCTAGGGCTTTGTCTGCCTCTTTGTCTCCTGTCCATCCGAGGTCTGGCCAAATTTCTCTGGTGACTCCGGTATGTAGATCTCCACTTCGACACGCATCAAGGTACGCACGATCTCGGCCGTCCCTGTAGGCAAGACCTCCAGTGACGAACGACTCTGCCTGGGCCAGGTCAACGGACCAAAGCTTCTTCCCTGAATCTGCGACAACACAACGTCGCATTTTCTTAGTCCAGTTTTGGAGGTTATCTCCAGATCCAAAGGGATCTTGACTGGACGACCATCGACCAGTTTCAGTTCCAGCCACATTGTAGCTGCAACGCATTCTTCCATCAGCAGATAATGCTTTTGAGAGGACATCAATCTTCTTCTTCAGGTCTCGCATGGAGATAATGAACCGGGCAAAGGGAGCGGCCCAGTAGTAGGACTGCAGACTCTCCAGTGCCTCCCGGTTCACGGTGATCTTGGCGTTGCCTTTCTCATAGGTATAGATCGGCTCAACGCCTAGGCTTTCGTAGAAAAACTCTTTCAGCTGTTGAGGAGAGTTGTAATTCAGCGCGAAGGCCCGCTTGGACTCCGCGTACACATTCAGGGGCTTCTTCCCGCTGTAGGGGATCCCCCAGACCGCCTCAGCAAGGCGTTGGAATTTCGCATCCAAGGCAGCGAGCTGGTTCGAGAGCTCTGACCGGACAATCCCTCGCCACATCTTATCAACGAGAACACCCCGCCGAGACATCACGAAGCTCGGGGCCTGCATCGCGCGTTCGAACCCGTACACCAGCGAGGCATTCTCGGAGTGCTCCACTGTCAGAAGATCCCGCCAGAGACTCTCCCAGACCTCGAACGTAACCGCGCAGTCCAGGCCATTGTAGACTTGGAGCGCAATCATTTCATCCAGGGATTTTCCTCTGGAGATGGTGGCACTATCGATCCAGGGCACGATGCTCGCTCCAGAACTCCTCACAGCGTGCCGGATAGCCAGAGCCAAAGTCAATGGGCTCGAAGATCGTCACGGGAATGCCCTGATCTTGACAGAAGGCCCTCTCCACAGCGACTCCCTTAGATTCCTCCCAGCCCTCGAGGCCGAGGACAATCATCTCCTCGGAGCGGTCGATGAAGTGGAGATTGTAGTCTTGCCAAAACTCAAAGTCAACCGGCATCTTTTGCTGGATCGCCATGACGTGACAGTGAGCAATAGGGGAGAAGAGCATCTTCCCAGCCTTTATCCCAATGGCGACAAATTCACACACCTTATAGTAGCGGTAATTCATTAGGCTCTTATCAGTGCTGCTGTAGGGGCTGGCAACGTAGATCATTCATTCCTCCCTCTTGAAATCATCTCTATTCCTGAAACGCATCATCTTCCATGAGGCCTCGTCAGTGTGTAGGGAGGCCAGAGTTCCGAGGTCCTTTTTGAGTTCTGGCCAAAGGGCGTGCTGGAGCAGCATGGTATCCTCCGAGCAGTTCCTCAGCGGTGCTCTCCAATTCTCCCAGAAGTAGGCCATGTCGTACATACCATTCTGGAAAATCTTAGTGACAGAGGAATTCCCTAAGAGTCTCCGGAACTCTCGGACAATTCGGCACTCTTCCTCGTGGCTCCAGTAACTGCCGTTCTCCCTTCGGAGATCCATAAACGGAATAACAGCTGCCTCTGTAGGAGAGAGGCCAATACCGCAGACGGTGATCTGCCCGGCTTTTGTCTCCACATCGAGAGTAATTTCGTTGGCCCACTGAGCCCGATCAAGAACGTCCAGAGCCTCTCGTAGGGTGGGGTCCACCAGAATCTGACGGTGGGGAATTCTGACATCAGGATATAATGACTCTCTTTTGAGCTTGCCGAAGTCAGCGATTGTAATGACTCTATCCTTCCAGTTTCGCAGTACGTAAGCTGGATGGTAGGCGGGGAGGACCTTGTATTGAACCCCCCTGATTGTACAAATATGGACTCGTCCGCGTAGTGCTGTAATCTTAGGTGTCTGTTTGAAGACGGCCCAGCAGCTGGAGTTCCCAAGACAGCACAATATGTTTGGACGACAAGCGGAGATCTCGTCGTAGAGGCGTTCGATCTCAAAGGCGAAGTCTTTAATGACGTACCGCCCTGGGAATAGCGCAGGGAATCCTGAGATTCCATTCTTCATCTCCTGTCGCTGGGTAAAGTTCTCGATCTTATTGTCGGGAGGCCGAGAGAAGAAGACATTGGTCATGAAGCATTCAGTGGGTTCGATCCCTGCCTGTCTGAGCATCCTCCGCAGCTCCCTCCCGGAGGCCCCCACAAAGGGAGCCCCCTGCATCATCTCCTCAACACCGGGAGCCTCCCCGATGATGAAGATCCGTGCATCCTTCGGCCCAGAGGGCCGCATGGTGGGATAGACTACATTCACAGCCACTCCTCATCACCGCATACTACACAGCGATAGATCGTGAATACACTGCCTACAATAACAATAGAGCAGATGCACTCAGCTGGAGGACACTTCTTTAACAGCACTTTCGATTTGATTGGCTGCGGCTTCTTCAAAGTCTTCATCGGTTTGCTCATGATCAAAGACACTCCTTGCCTCTGGTGTTCCCTCCAAGGCACACTCTCCGGCGATGGCCATATAGGTAGCCCCATCAACGTAGGTGTCCTCATGAGCGACCGTGCCAGTGGCAATACGGCTGATCTTGGTGAGGACAAGATCGATCGCCTCGTGTTCGCCGGGGCCAATCCTTCTGGAGGATTTCACGGCATACTTCAGAAAGACCCTCTTCAATTCGCCTGCGCAGGCCATGTTTACTTTGGGATCTCCGTAGAGGCTATCACGGGTTCCAGAGGTCAGGCGTACTCCCTGGACGAGTATCCTGGCTCTCGGCGTCATCTTAGGCTTCGGCTGATCGTTCATCTCGTATTCCTTCTTTGATTATGAGCTGGTTTAAAGCACGCTTACGCCTGAATCGGTCCAGCTCTGCTACCGCTTCAGAATGGAATTTCTCGTCCCTTTCAATGCCGAATACCGTCTCTGCTCCGAGGGCCTCGGCAGCCCGAAGCGAGGTACCTGATCCGGCAGTTGGGTCAAGCATCCTGGTTCCACCAGAGACAAACATTCGGAAAAAGTGCTCCAGCATGGGTTGGGGTTTCTCGGCTGGATGAATTCCTCTGGATATGGGAGCCGAATATACATCGGAGACGCTTTGAACAATCTTTCGATCCCCTCGAGAAATGACAAATGCCGTCTCGTAAATGTGTCTTGCTCGTCGACTTGCATCAGACATCACTCCACTGTTGTCGCTCTTATGCCAGATAAGGGGTATCCGGAAGATCCGGAAGTCCAAGGGAGCTGCAAAATCTGCAAAGAAGTCATAGGTGCTGTAGATGTTCTCGGTCTGGAACCACAGGAGTATGTGGGCCGAGGGAGAGACTACATTACTGAAGCAATCAAGGAGGCCTTGGCATAGGTTCCAGTAGATCTCGGGAGAGTCTTCGTACTTGCCGAGATCACCTCCAGCATTGATCTGACTGTCACTCCTTCCTGCTCCGGCTCCATACGGGAAGTCACAGTGGATGAAGTTGAACTTCGGCCCGGAGTACGAGGCAGACCAAGAGAGGAAGTCGCCAAGCAGAAGGGACTCTTTCCCGGGAAGAATGACTGGAGACTCTGCCAGAGGGGGGACAGTGACAGAGCCTCCAGCGAGAGCAGGCGAGATAGGGGACCTGCTCTCTGTCGGTGCAGTAGTTGCGAGCTGCACCGATTCCTGTATTCCAACGATCATGTCGTCGAACTTCCGATCCTGTTGTCGTTGGAGTATAGCGAACGCAGTAGATAGTGACGAAGCCTCCGAGAGGAAAGGGTCTCTTTCCATAGCCTCGGATAGAGCGAGGTATCTAGATACTGATTGGGTCGTAACACCAAGACGCTCAGCTGTCTTGCTCTGGTTCCATTCCGGGTACTTATCATCCAGTCTACGATGTATGTCGGCTGCTGCATTACAGCGCTCCTGCCAAGAAAGGTCGCTTCGCTTTACGTTCTCTTCTAGCTCTATGATCTTCGCGTCGTCCTCGGAGAGATCCTCCACATCGAGGGCTGCGATTTCATTCCGCCCGAGAAAGCGGTGAGCAGTCAGGCGACGTTCGCCTGCCACTAGCACGTTCCCTCCGCGGAGGACAATGGGATTGATGAGGCCTTTCGTGTCAGGAAGCACTTCTAGGTTCTGACTAATGGAGGCCATCAGATCAGCTACAGATTCCTGTGTGATCTTCTTGCGCTGACGTTCGTTAACAATGATTTCAGACAAAGGGACGAGCCGCATTTTCCTCTCCAATAAAAAGGGGAGCCTAAGGACCGATCTCCCTTAGGCTCCCAATGGGAGCTACTCAGCCTTCACATAGCTCCGAATGTTTGCAAAGACCCTCGAGGGATCATTGGTAGAGGTTTCGTGGCCGATTGTAGCCACAACTTGACACCCAATAGAGGCGTCGATGGACTCGCGGGTGGTCTCCTGCAGACAGCCGACGATCTCGAAGAACTCCCTCAGCCGGTACATCGCGTCCTCGGTCAAGTAGAACTGGTCTCGGAACTTGACCTTGGTGAGGTCAATGTTTTCAAGAGCTTCTTCTGGAACCGAAGGCATTGCTGATATGACACCGTAGCCGAATTCGACGAAGGGAGTCTTCTTCTGGCTGGACTGTCCATAGGTTTTACTCTTAATGACAAGCAGGTATTCTCCTTCCGGTGCCGTCGGGGGACGTTCAAAGGACGTTGGGTCTTTGTCGAGCAGAGCGTTAAAGTCGGGCATTTTGCTGTTCCTTTGCCGTTAGCGTTGACGTTGAGGGAAGCTCCCTCGGGCCTACTTCGATCCGGGACGAACTCCCCGAACATCGAAGAAGTACTTGGCGAGACCATCACTCAAAGGATATTTGTCCTTGGCGTTGAGGGTCTCGGTCTTAAGGTCTACGTAGTCGACTGGCTTGGTCCAGATTTCTCTTTTTCCCGCCGCTCCAGTTCCCGTGTTGCGGACCAAGAGGCAGCTATTAAAGAACCTAGGTACCTTAGGAGAGAAGCTTCGTCCAACTGCTGTAGCTGGGTATCCAATTTTGATATCACTATCTCCAGATCCGTGATAGAGAATGTGGCTGGTGCAGATAACATGGCACTTGGTCTCCTCACCGTAGAGTTTAAAGAGAAAGCTTTCGACTAGATCCTGAGCTGCGCCCCAGTCTTGGATCTCCTTCGGGGCTGCCAGACGGTTGGCCACGGAGAGAATCCAGTTGAAGGCGGCACGGGTGGCGAAGTTGAGACTGTCGACCACGATGATATGGTCTAGGCTCTGGTATTCATTGGTCCACTTGGTCAGGGCATCCAGACTCTGTGCCCACGCCTTCACCTTGCTGGGATAGATCTTCGCTCCGACATTCTTATAGGTGTCGGTGAAGCTGTCCACCTCGATCCGGGACAGGGACTCTTTGTCATCTCGGAGTAGGTTCCGCAGGATAGCGGTTCCCCGGTCGAAGTCAGCGATGTGGAGTTTGTATCCGGCTTGAGCAAGCGAAGCTAAAGCTCCAGTCTTCCCAGAGCCAGAGTTTCCGACAAGGAGTACCTTCATCGGGCCTTCGGTTTCAGGACTGTCAAGTGTTGGCATTGCGGATTGCTCCCAATTTTGCGTGAATGTAGCCGTACGCATGATGGTATTCTGCAGTTCGTCGGAGGGCATGTTTTCGTCGACGAACTTGTGTAACATACGAGGGGTCCATATTCAGGAAGAGCGATACAGCAAGGTGAGGAACTCCAGCATCCGTCGAGGACAGCGCGAAGATCTGCCGAGCCTTAGATACCCTACCACGGTTGTAGCTGGAGAAGATTGGCGCGGGTGTGATCGAGAAGTCATCACAGATGAGTTCAAGGAGTTCCTCCAACGGAGCTTTGTACTGCATGTTCATGTGGATTCAGATCGCTCTCTGGTTTTGAGTGGTTCCCAACGATCCACTACGAAATCACTCTTTATGACAAGATCCCGGACCGAGGGATCTCGCCCACAGATACCACGGAACTGACAGCCACTGTATACGTGGCAAGCCTCGAAGTTCTGTGGATAGACATCGGAGTCCCGGTACTGCTCCGCCATCTTGATGTAGAAGTGGGTGTTCTTCAGCCATTCATCAAGTTGTGCTTTGGTATACGAGGCTTTGAACCGGGAGAACGTGTCCAGGTTCGTGGCAAGATACACTGCATCGATGATGACGCCCTCAATGTGAGGGTAGAACACAATCTTCCCTCCAGAGGTGTACTGCATCATCTGGCCACTGGGCTTATAGGACTCCATATAGTCGTAGGCAAAGCTCTTGGAGGTGGTCTTCCGGTCGAGGACGTAGACCTTCTCATCGAACTCCGCGATCCGATCGAGGTGGCCAGACAGTATGTAGGGATCCCCGAAGGGATTTTGAAGATTGATCTCGAAGCGGAAAGACAGCTCGACTGCAGGCTGCCCATTGTCGAGGATCACCGTCTTGGCTGGGTCGATCCGGAAGTGATCCAGGTATCCAGCCACAGCCCGCACGAGCACTCGTCGGTTCTTTATCTTGTGGTCGCTTTCGAAGTCCGCAGAGATCGTCGCCGCGTACCGGACTGTCTCTCTGACTGCCTCCGGGTACTCCATCCCCTTCGACCGGAGCTGGTCATAGTGTTCAAGGGCCTGGTGGTAGAGGATGCCAAAGGTCAGGTGAGGGTTCTGCGCCTTGGGCCTGAGCCCGAGGATGTTCTGGTAGTAGTACTTCCGGGCGCAGGTACGGAGAGTGCCGAGGGATGTGTTATCCCAGGCAAGCTGGTAGTTGTCTCTGTAGCTAGAGTCAGACATGTGAACACCATGTTAAGTAGAGGATACAGTAAAAGACTGCCACGAGAACAATGCCATTGAGGCAGCCTTTGGCGAATTTTGGATCAGGAGTCATGTCCGCTTCCCGACCTCCCAGAGGCGAGACGCCACAAGAAGGTTTACCACTTGCATCAGATTGAAGGGGTCATATTGGGCATTGTCGAGACCCCTAAGGTTGGCCAGAAGTTCCGCAGCAAGCTCAACGTTGTCTTTGGACATCTGCATCATCTCAAGCCACTGATGGACTGGAATTACCTTTGGCTCGCTCATGCCGATGGCTCCTTCTTCAGGCCGAGCATCCCGAGGAGTTCATCCACGGTGCCGGTTGGGATCTTGGCAGGGCCTTTCGCTTTGGTTGCCTTGGCGAGTTTGAAGTGCGAGCGTTCCGCTCGCAGCCGCGCTACCATCTCGTCGATGTCTGCGTCGGACAGGGACTCTGGATCTGCCTCAAAGAGGTCATCCAGGCTCCGGGGTTTCGGTTGGGAGAGAGGCGAGAATTCGTTGGAGTTCGTCATCTGGTATCTCCAGGTTGATCGGTTTCACTGAAGCAATATGTCGCTCATTTTTCTCGATGAGCGCCCGGACCAATTCACGCACTATAGTGCTTGGGCTGTGATCCGGGTAGTACATTCTGAGCCGATCGAGGTCACCAGCGTAGAGGATAACATGGTGACGCTCGGTCTTTTCAGAGGTTCTCTTTCTGCGGATCATGGCTTTGCTTTTGCCTTGTGAGTGATCCAAAGTTCATTCTCTGGGTCTCGAGGAGAGAGTCTGAACTCAAGACCGCTAAGTTCCTCAATTCCCTCCCGTTCCCTGTAGAGGAGCGTGCGAAGGCGCTGAGGATCCGAACAGGGAACTACAATCCCAATCTGGTGCCTCAGCGCTTCATACGCCAGATACAGGTAGGAGGTCACTCTGTCCCTCGTCCCTTCTTCGTCGCAGCCTTTACTGCCCACATCGCACCGTCTTCGATGTGTGTCATTGCAAGTGCCTTGAGACGCTCTACCTCGCCATCGCCTTCAATTGTTTCCACGAGGTCAATGAGATCAGCAGATGCGCGTTTGATGTCTTCCACCATCGCGTTGCCTGATGGATTAAAGCTGATACCAACACGGTATTCACCTAATGACTCTGGCATAATGCTCTCCTATGGGCAAAGGGAATCAGTACCATACTCTGATCTCTAGAGTATGGCACTGATCTTTAAACGCCGTGACACTTATTCGGCCGCAGCCTCAACAGGCGGAGCGATTTCCTCCGCTTGCTTCGCAGCCTCTGCCTTCACGTCGAAGCCCTTGATGGACAGGCCAGCAAGAGAGTCGAGACGAGCCTTTGCAGCGGCCTCGACCTCTTCCTTGTTCGCGTCCAGAACGCGGGTGTACAGTGCGTCGTACTTTGCCCGCTCTTCCTTCTGCATCTTCGACGGCGAGAAGCCGTTGGCCTTGAGCGCCTTGTCCAGCATCTCGGTAACGATGTCCTCGACCGCCTTCTCGAAGGGGGACCGAGCACGGCCTGTGCGGATACCGAACTCATAACTAGAAACGTACTCGTCGATTTGTTCCTGGAGTTCGGCGATCTGATCTTCCGACAGGGTGGTTGAGTCAGCTACTGGAGTCATCTGCTCGACCTTGGCCTCTTTGATCTGCTGATCAGTCCAGCCAGCCGCACGAAGCTTTGCCGCACGGACGACGGAGGCAAGGTTATTCCTGACGTTCTCCGCCAGTAGCTGGTTCATCGCGGAGGCTTCATTACTCTTGAGGGTGTAGCCCTCAGCATACGGCGAGTCGATGTTGAAGTCCACGCCTTGAATCATCAACCGCTGTCTTTTTCCATTCAGTTCGTTAGCCATTTTCAGTTCCTTTCTAGAGGGAAAATCCCCCAACGGATCGAATATATGGCAATCCGCCGGGGTTGTCAATCGTTTTCTCGGTGTCTCCGGCGAATTGTAGCCAACGTGGGCCGGATCACATCATGTTACCGTGGGACTTTATGCTAGGCTACATCCTCCAGTCTTATCCTAACCCGCAGAGCCTTCATCAGCGGGAACAGTGTTGTAGGTCGGGGCCACCGAGTCTTGCCAGAGGCAATATTTCCGATGGTGGCCTGAGCAACGCCCACGGCTAGCGCGATCTGCCCCTGGGTCCGCCCATCCATGTGTATCCGCTCTCGGATCTCCTCGAGGACTGCCTCGGCACTAGTAAAGGTCCGAGGCTTTCGCATCTTAATGACGTTGTTCATGAGGCCTCCTTACGAGCCTGAGCCAGCCGATAGAGCCGGGTGTCCTCGTCCCAGGTAATCACTCCCTGATCCTTCATCTCCTTCAGGGCCTTCCAGACAGTAGAGTCACTTGTGACAAGCCCTCTGGTCCGGAGTTCCTTGATGATGTCTCGGCTCATGAGCGGGGGCCTCTCAGAGAGGATCGTCGGGATCATGAGCTTTGCTTCGCGAAGCGTTGATCGAGACTGAGGCTTCCGGTTTCCCTTCCGCTTCACTACGGGCATCAGAGTAGGCTGCAGACTCAGGAAGACCCTTCGTGCAACCTGAAGATCCATCAGCTCTTTTCGAAGCTCCTCGAGCTTCCTGTCGATTTCTACTAGGTAATTCATTTCGGTAATGCTCCTATGATTGCGAGGATTTCGTCTACGGTCTTGTCAGTGTACCGAGGGACCGGATCAGAGTTCCGGGCGCGGGAGACGTTTCGAGCGGGACGATGAAGATAATCCCTGACGGAAATGTCTCTTTGTTGAAGCGCGTCCTCGATTGCAGCGGGAAGAGAGTCCCCGTGTCCGGTTGCATGAAGCCATCCAGAGAAATCGTCGGATGCACCTTGAGGACTTGGAATGATCCCAAGTCTCCATCGTCCGAGGCTAGAGACGGAGAGATTGCTAAAGCAAACGCCGTCAGGAAGGTTAATTTCGAATACATACTTCATTCCCTTCTTCTCTCAATGTCCGTCCGGCTCAATTGTGAAGCTCGACAGGTCCGGAACACGCCTGTCATGTACTCCACCACGTAGAGGGTCTTGCCTCGTCGGCTGGTGAAGATTGCTCGGACTTCCCCAGGGATATCATCACGGAGGACTTTGTCCCCAATAGTGAAGATTGGGTCAGTCTGATTCTGGAGTCTCTGCGCCATCTATGTTTCCTTCCAAGGTTATCATGAAAAGGGAGTGCTTAGTTCGTGTTTCGATGACGTAGAGGAGATTTCGTTCCTGCAGCAATTGCCCAGGGTATCCCGCTTGGGCTTGGGCCAGAGCATACTTCGAGGGCAGCCGGAAGGGATCGAGGTGGTATACAGTCTTCCACTCGAACCCCTTACTGCGGTGCCCGGAGGTCAGGACCAATCCCGGCTCAGTCGAGTCGAAGATGGTATCGCAAAGATCCATCGCCTCGCCGAGATTTTCCACCTCCTGCAGGATCATCCGAGCACATTCCCGGCGGTCTTTCACTGAGGACAGGAGTTCTCCCTTGCCAGCAGTATTGAGCCGAGAGACCTCCCGTTCATACCACAGAGACAGCTGGGTCAGCAGCTGGTCCCGGGGGATTGCTTTGTCTGCTACTCGGAGATCCTTCCCGGTAAGGCCAGCGACTTTCTTTACGAGGCCCTTCAGGTTCTTGGCCATGTCTACACCGAAGTAGGTGAACCCGCGCTTGGAGCGCAAGAGGAGGAAGGCAAGGGACACGAGCGGAGCGTTGTTCCTGCAGATGATGGCAGAGTCGGGAACAATGTCTGAGACACTCCATGAAGGCAGGGTATCTACGATACCGTCGGGATTGCTCTCGAAGGCCGTAAATTCAGGGTAATGCCTGAGCTGACGCTCCACAACGAGCTTCGGACAGCGGAAGCTAGTAGCGAGGGGATAGGTATACATCGTAAGTCCGAGCTTGCGCTCGGCTAGCTCTTGCAGATTTCTCATGGAGTTCTGGTCTGCCCCTCTGAACCCGTAAATCGCCTGCTTTGGATCCCCCACGGCAATGAGCTGCTTAGGGTTACAAAGCATCAGCTGCATATGGTTGGCAGGACTGAGATCCTGTGCCTCATCCACCAAGACCGTCTCGAACTGATCGTATGGCGCGAAGAAGCTCGTGGTCATGTAGATCTGATCATCGAAGTCGATCAGCTTGTTGTATGCTTGAGCGATGCTCCAAAGGAGACACTGGTCAGCAAGGCCGAGCAGGCGATCCAGAGGCATCAGGCCTTGGTCCCAATCCTCGAGGATGGAGAACTCGTCGATGTATTCCTCAGGATTTGGCCCGACGAACCGGGGGCCACGAGAGAGGGCTGCCTTGGGTACCCAGTTATTTCGCCGAAGTAGCTGCACGAAGCGCTTCAATACCATGAAGCAGCTTCCGTCCTCGTCCCCGCGCTGGATCTCGGGAGCTTGCTCCGAGAGCACGCTCTTGAGAATGGGATTCAGCTTTCCGGGATCAACCTCGAGTCGACCTCCTCGTTGCTTGGACCACGCGGCATGGCCGAGACCATTCAGGGTCTTCACGATGACGTGAGGTGGCACGGCTTCCTGAAGATCCTTGGTGATCCGCTTGTTAAAGGCGACAGCGAGAATTTTCGAGTGAGGCAGCAAAGGAGACAGGAGTTTCAAAGTGGTGGTCTTGGCACTGCCTGCACCCGCGTATATTGCTAGCGAGTCCCCGCTTGCTGCGGCGGCCTTGATTGCTTCTTGCTCAGGTGTTGGGGTCATGCGGATTCCTCCGGAATTGGTGTTTCACTGTCGATCGCCGGATCTTCCTTCTTCCTACGATCTCGCTTCAGGCCGAGGAAGATCCTCAGCTCCTCGATCATCTCCATGTCATTCAGGGCTCTATAGGAGGCAGTGACCCCACTCTGCGGGATGTCCATGTAGATCGCCTGGCAGTGAACTTCCAGCGCTCCAGCCACAAGGAGCCCTGTGGTGAACGCCCGTAGCAGGGCCGCAGCGTCGTCAATGTCCGTGCCCTGGACTCGAAGGCGAGTGGTCCAATAATGTGAGTCCTGCTTCCGGTAGATGCGAATATCGAGAAAGAACTGTCTCATGAGTGTCTCCTTATATGTAAGTAGAGGACAATGGCAAGGACAAGCAGAGCAAGCGATTGAATGAAATCCACTGTCTCGCTCATCCGACGACTCCCTTCAGGGCATTCCAGATTGCATCTGTGGAAGCCCGCGCCTTCGGCGCCACTCTGAGGTCCTTGATCTTCTGCGCGAGTGCTACGAAGTCCTCTTGCGCGTAGGGCTCTCTAGAGTCGATGAAGAGAGCAATGAGAGCAGAGAACTCCCCATCTGTGAGCTTAAGCGTTGGCATCTGGAAGCTCCCCTTCAAGCTTTGCGAGGAAGTTGTTGTACATATTGTTGTACTTGGTCCACTGGGTATCCGCCCAGGGCTTCAGCAAGAGGGCAGCTACTCCCCAGTGCATAGAGGATTCTCGCTCTAGAAGAACAGCCGCCGGGAACTCCTCGTCCACCGGGAATTGCTTATAATAGTGTTTGACTCGGATTTCTTTCTCGTCCTCAGTGATGCTCTTTGCTCCGAGATAGATCGTGGGGATGGGGCCAGAGAAATGGATCTGGATCACTGTTGAATAGGGGTCCACGAGGAGAGCGACCCGAAGCTCAATGTCCTCGCATGTTTCATCTGCCCGGGTGAGGCGGATAGTTCGAGAGGACTTTCCTGTCCAAATGACCAAGCGCCAAGGGTCAAGTTCGCCTAGAGTGTTCATCGTCCGTTCCTCATCTCTGCCCACTCGAGGGCATCTTGAGCCACGGAGACATGTTTGAAGGCATTGCCACTGCCAATGGCAAATGCTGTCAGCCATATGGCAAAGGCGATGAATACAACGTTTTCAGGTTTCATTGGGTTTTCCTTTCTTGATTGGAGGGAGGGGAGAGGGATTGCTCCCTTGCTCCCCTCCCTGATGTTAGGTTAGTCTGTGGCGTCCTCTTCGTCTTCCTCGTCTTCCTCGAGGTCGTCTTTGCTAATGACGGCGAGGACTGGGACGATCATAGCCCATTCGTAGCTGTCCTCTGTAATGATTTCGTTTGCACGTTCCCTCATTTCCTCTTCGGTCCCCGGCCCTCCAATATATTGCGTGGTCGGATCGTTTGTAGACTCGGCCGCGAGGAGTATGTACTTCTGGCCTTCGATCGGCATTGATGCCTCTCCGTTGTTTGGCAGACTCTTCAGTAGGGGAATGCCAATCCCCTAGAGGGAGGGGCTAACGCCCCTCCCTTTCGTCGGTCTCGGTGTTCTTGATCTCGGCCCAGGCTTTGTCCCAAGATCCCTGGCCTTGGTACAACTCGTACCACGCTTTAACCGGGAATCCTTTGACGCCGCCGAACTCCGCGTAGAAGCAGAATTGCTGCACATCCTTCACCACAGCCATTACAGGAGAGATGGTCTCCCAACGCTCCGGTCCGAACCAGTTCTTGACGTCTTCTACTGCATCGAAGGCAGGAGTGAGTCGGTTCTTGTAGCTGACATCCGTGTGCATTAGGAATTCCTTTCCTCGTCTTTGTCATAGTCTGCGATTGCCTCTTGCAAGTCTTTGGTACTCTCGTTGAACTCGGCGATGATTTCGGCTAGCTCTGCTAGGGCTGCCTCCTTGGTTGGTCCCCAACCGTAGAGATTGGCACTCTCTACATCGTTGTCGTAGTAGGCGCACCAATCATTGCTGCGGTCTGGGATCGGAGGATACACGTGGGTCACTATGAGCTTCCCGAGGCCTGCTTTCCATTGAATCCTGGCGATCATTGGGATTTCTCCTCATCTTGAGCGATACTGTAGAGAGTGTTCATGTATTTTAGCACGTAGGCCTCTCGACTCCCTCTGTAGAAGCGATGTAGAATGAGAGAGTCTGCTATACTATCCCATCCTGGTTTCTTTTCATTAAGAAGCTGATGTAGCCGCTTGGCTACCTCGAGATTGGTCATTTGACTATCCTCAATTTGGGCACGGAGTAGAAGATCCGCGCGTTGATTACTGCGAACGGGGAGAACTCGTCCTCCCGTTCATGAATGTCCACTGTATCGATCTCGAAGAGATCATCGACTCCGGGGCCATTCGGGTCGAAGTGGCATGTGGATGGATCTGCTGGCCAACAGTTCAAGACCACCTGGGCGTCGCCCGGTAGAGACTTAAGCATTGCTAATAGCTGGAACTTGGTCATCGGAGTGAGACCCTCTTGAGGAATAGTGGCACGCACTGTGGGTGGAGGTAGTAGAGGTTGAATTTGTACACGCCGATCTTGCGGTTGCAGTACTCGCATGGGCGTTTGTTGTAGGCAGGGATTACTGGTTGCTTCATTGAGTCCATCCATAGTAGTTCGGGCTGAGGTCTTTCTTTTCGATCTGGAGCACGATTGGCACTTGCCCGTGGATGCAGACGATTGCCCACATCTTCTCATCGTGCCAGAAGACTGCAATCGGCACGGACTCCCGTTCCTCTCCCTCGTGTATCCATGAGACGGTCATAGGTGAGTCCTTTCCTCGAGCACTGGCATCCGGGTAACTGTGCCAGTCTGGACTAAGGTGTCGTCGAGGCGAAGTTCACAGATCCGAGCAAAGCGATCAGTGTCCCATTCAATGATTGGCTTTACCGATGTGTTGGAGTAGGTGAGCTTCAGAGAAGCCTCAACTAGCTCCCAATCCTCGAAGAGGTAGTTTTCGTCTGCAATGTGGACTAGATAGAATGCCCTGGTCATGCCCTTTTTCCTTTCTTGTCCAGCTCCGCGAGGATTTCTGCCATGTTTGGCTTGACGTTTAGGCCAAGCCTCGCGTACATTTTATCCACAGGAAGGAATTGCAATTCCTGCACTTCCTTCTTCCGTTTAGCTGCAAGTAATTCAGGTGATGTTGGGGGAATCCGAGTCACCGCGAATGCGCCACTGGCGAGTAGGGCCTTGACATCGATGCTGCTGGCGTAGAAGTTGGCTGCCTCGCCCTTGCCCTCGGCGATCCGCTTATGGTACTCTGCTCGGCCGATGCTGGCCATTTCCTCGTGGTCCATTGGCCTGGACCACCGGTCTGGTTTGCCCTCTGTCTTAATGAGGAATTGCCATTTGTTCGATGCTGGATCGAACCTGCTAGTGAAGTAGATCATGATGCACTCCTTGTTGTTCCGCTATTCGGGTAGATGTGCTGGCCCCTTCGGCCCAGTCCGAATAACTAACGTTATCGTAACATATTTTCGATGAAATGTCAATCCCCCACAGCCGAGTGTTTTGGGATTATTTTTGTTCACTGGTCCATTGTTTGATCATCTCTGCTAGTGCTGGGTCACTCTCTATTTCCGCATCCAAGGCTGTTGTATCTGCCTTTTGTTTCAGGCTTGGATCTTTGACCTCGGCAAGGAATGCTTCAAGCTCTGGGTGGACTATGTAGTCCTGTGTCTTTGTGTATGTCCTCGCTTGGCCACCGCTCAGTGCTTGTCTGTGCGCGACGATTGCATCTTGAGCACGCTTAAGTTTCTCGTAGAGTAGGATGATGACGTGCCTGGGCTGTGATCGTGCGCGTGCGTGTTCGATAGCTGCCTCGAGTTCCATTTCCTCCTTTGTGGCAAGGGTGAGACGACGCATGTGGTAATGGAGGAATTGACTCTTTCGAGCGTATTCTCTTCGGCGCGCCTTGGCTTCGGGGGATACTGCAGACATGGTGAGTCTCCTTGGTGCTTGTGTGGTGATCATCTTATAATAATCCTAATTCATGTACACCTCAAGTGCAGCTGGGTAGGGCTGACCGGGAAGTGGGCTCTAAGGCTGTGCCCGCCATAGTAGTAGAAAAAAAAAAAAAAAAAATAAACTCTCACTGATCGCCGCTAACACTCGTCGCCGCACGCCAGAGTCCGTGGGACTGTCTTTAGGTGTACATGAATAAGCTTTAGGATGATAGAAGCACCCTGTGCGCACCTGCAGGCTAAGTGGGACCATTCACATTATGTTACCGTGGGACATTAGACTATCGTGGTTGCAGGCTTTCGCTAGAGCACCCTACCTTGCAGGCTTCCGGACCTGGGGCCGGAACACAACCTGTGGGTTGTGCTCGTGCCACGAGCGGCCTTGGAATGCAACCAGGAGTCCCCATGATTGTACGGTTTCATACCGAGGAAAATAAATATTGACATATTGCCCCATGTCTATAGAGTGATGTTGTGGCGATTGGCCATGAACAAGAAAGGGAAATGAAATGACTACAGTTGTTAAGTCTGATGGTTGGTCTTTTGATCACGCGACAGGCCACGTTGGCGATGTCACGTTTGAATTCAACGTTGACTCGGCCGTGTTGAACGGACAGGTTCTGTCCAACGAGGCAATCGAGTACATTGTGGAATATGGCATCAAGCAGAACCTAACGGACTGCTATGCCTCGGCGAAAGTCACGGCGGAAAAGAAAGACCTAGTCCTTATCGATGTGGCCCGTGATTTGTTCGCACGGCGGCTCCGTGGCATTCTTGATGGTACGCTTTCCATGCGAGACTCGTTGTCGCCAAAGAAGCGGATTGTGAATGAAATTGCAATGGTAGCATTCCGCAAACTCATCAAGATGACGTGGAAGAAATTTGTGGAGTCGCTTGATAGCGAGGAAATTGCACAAGCCGTCTTTGACAAGTTCATCGCGGAAAACATCACCGAGTTCGAGCGTGCCGCAGATGAGCGGATTGAGATGAGCAAGTCCATCAAGACGAAGACTTCTTCGATCAGTGACTTGCTTCAATCCGTCAAGGCCGAGCAGCCCGTGGCAACGACTGTCATCAAAGGAGGTAAGGGCAAAAAGGTTGCCTAACTAATAGTTAGGAGGCTAATCATTAGGTTAGCCTCCTAATCATTTCCCTGCCCTATGCTACCCAGGGTTGCAGGCTTGGGTAGGGTGGGCGGGGACTTCGACTGACCGGGGCACCCCCCTCGTAGGGGGCCACGCAGCGGCGGCGCTTGCAAAAA